GCGGGCCTCGCGCAACAGGGCCGCCGCGCGGCGATACTGGCCCCGCGCCGCCGCGTCCTGGGCGGCCTCGCGTGCCATGAAATGCGACTCGGCCTTGCGGGGGGCGTCGGCCTTGCGGGCCAGGCCGTGGCACCCGTCGCCCAGGTCAGGGCCGAACGTCTCCAGGGCCTCCACCTGGGCGGGCGCGGGCCGAACGGTTTCGGCGGCCTCCAGGGCGGCGCGTGCCATGCCAGGCAATCCAGGGGCCGCCGAGTCATAGCGTGCCCAGGTGCGCCCGTCGGGGCCGTTGTCGCATGTTACCAGGCCCCGCGAATTGAGGCGGCCCAGGGCGTGCGCGGCCTTGCCTTGAGTCCAGCCCAGGGCGGCGGCCAGGCCGTGCGAGTCGTTCGGGGCGTCGGATTCGTGGCCCGTTGTCAGGGCGGCCAGGGCGGCGGCCAGGTCAGGAGTCAGGGTGCAATCGGTTTTCATGGTGAGTCCTCCAGGTGTCAGGGTTACAGGGTTTCGACGTAGCAAAGGCCGAACGCGGCCAGGAACGCCAGGCAATCCGACTCGGTGCCCCGCAACAGTTCGCGGCGGGTGTAACGGTCGCGCACGATATGAGTCGCGGCGGGGGCAACGGGTGCGGCCTCCAGGGCGGCGGGGCGGCGGCGGGCGAACGGGTTAAACATGGCGGGGCCTCCAGGGCGTCGGGTTGCGTTGTATCGTGCCCCGATTCTTACGCGACAACGGGGGCGGGTGTCAACAGGCCGTCAACAGGTGGCAACAGGCGGGCAACAGGTCGGCCCCGTCTCCAGGTGCCCCGAAACCGTTCGGCCTGGGCGTCGGCCTCCAGGTCGGCCCCGCCGCCTGGCACCTGGCCCCCGTCTCCAGGTCGGCCCCCGTCTCCAGGTCGGCCCCCGTCTCCAGGTCGGCCCCCGTCTCCAGGTCGGCCCCCGTCTCCAGGTCGGCCACGCCCTGGGCGATAGGTCAGGACGACTCCCCTATGCGCTGCACCGCTGCAATCGTGCTGCACCGCCGCGCATAGGTCAGGACGACTCCCCTAAATGCTGCACCGCCGCAATCGTGCTGCACCGCCGCGCATAGGTCAGGACGACTCCCCTAAATGCTGCACCGCCGCGCGCCTCGTGCTGCACCGCCGCAAATAGGTCAGGCCGCCTGTCCTATACTCGATCCATCGTGTCGCCCGATCTGCACCCCTCTCGATACCTGGGGCTCTGGGGATCGTAACTTTGGGATCGCCGCCTATACAGACAGATAACTTTGGAAACCTCGCCCATCGTAACTTTGGAAACCTCGCCCATCATAACTTTGGAGACCTCGCCCATTCGGCCAGGCCAGGCGGACAGGCCGTTCGGCCTGGACAGCCCGAGCCTCGATCTCTAGCCTGGAGCCGTGTCGCGCCGACGACAGAACCCGAGCCCTGGAGACATGGAGCATGAGCAAGCCTGACCTCGAATCATTCGACTGCGATGACCTCCCCCCACACCTTCACGACATCGGCCAGGAGTTCCGAGAACTCATGCTGTTCACTCAGTTCAACGTCCCTGCCGGGAAGCATCTCGATCAGGCTACAAGGAAGCTCCTGGAGGCGAGAGACGCCTGCTACCAGGCCGTGGTCGCCCAGCGCCAGGAAGATCGTCAGGCATCGCAACAGCTTGCCCTGGACCTCGAACCGGATCGTCGCTTCCGCCCAGGTCTCGGGATGACCACATCGGGCTATGTGCCGGGCGATCTGTGAAGACCGTCCTGGCCCAATCTGGACGACATCAGATGAGGCCGCTTGATTAAACCCGCGAGACACCCTATTATCCAGAGTGTTGACGGGGTAGTCGCGTCCCTCGTTAGCTTTCGTCGGCCTTGCCAGGGTTGGTCGGCGTTGGATGGAGAGCCCATCCTTTCCTCGGAGGCCCCTGGTGCTGGTTGTTGAGTCCTCCCGGCACCAGGGGTCATTCATTTCTGCCCCCATAGATACGTTGCCGCCACCCGATTCCTGGGATACCTTCTAGGTGCCCTCCAGGGTATTGCGGTCCAGGTCCCCCGGCTTGCAGATGAAATTCGTTTGTAGGCCGGGGGATTGGATTTCGCTCATAGGTCGAGCGAAACCAGATCATAGGATCATCGAGCGACCCTCACCACCATTTCAAGCGAACCATCGCGACCACCACATGGTCTCGAATGGTTTCGGGATACTTGCCCGCCACGAATCCCAGGGCGAACGCGGCCAGCACGAAGAATACCTCCAGCATCTCATAGTCCTTTCTGTTGCGCGCCAGGATCGGCGCTCTCAAACCATAGCGTAGGCTGGGCCTTCTGACTACGGGGACTCCTTGAGCGAAAAAACTTGAGACAGGGAGTTGACTATCAACCCCGTGTATCCTATCTGTTGTCCACGGGGGGCGAAACGTCCTCTGAAACTTGAGCCACAAACAGCACAGGAAACAGTCATGCCTCTTGATAACCCCTCCATCCTCACCGCTTGCTCGACTCAGTGGGCCTCGCGCCCCGACGATGAGCGTTACACCGACCTCACGTCGATGCAGACGCACTTCAACAGCCTGCGCGACCGCTCCGTCGGCAAGGCCGTGTCGAGCCGGTCCCTGGAGTTCGCCCCCGATCCCGAGAACCCGCGTTCGGGTCTGCTGGTCCAGGGCCAGAACGGCACGCCTGCCCACATGAGCCATTGGTCGATGGGCCAGATGGCGGGCCTGGCCGGTGCGCCTGCGGGCTACCTCCGCAAGCTGCCCGCCCCCATCGCCGCCGACTGCATGAATTACGGGATGAAGTTCGACCGCGATGTCGAGGACGTGGGCGTCCTACTGACCCGCCACGACGACATGCCGACCCCGGAACTGCGCGCCGCCACCGGCCCGAACTACGGGCGCATCTGGAACGCGGACATCGTGAACGACCTGGTGAACCGCTTCGGCGACGGGCGTTCGGGCGACTTCCGCATCCCCGGTGAATTTGGCCGTGAGGTTCCGATCACGAAGGACAACACCACGCTCTACGCCTCGGATCGTGATATGTTCATCTTCCTGGCCGATGAGAAGAATCGGATCGAGGTCCCGAACCGTCGCAACGGCCAGCCCGGCATGATGGCGCGCGGGTTCTTCGTCTGGAACTCGGAGGTCGGCTCCAAGTCGCTCGGGATCGCCATGTTCCTCTTCGACTTCGTGTGCATGAACCGGATCGTCTGGGGCGTGGATCAGTATTCCGAAAAGCGCATCCGCCACACGATTTCGGCACCAGATCGCTGGGCCGACGACGTGACGCCGCTGATCGAGGACATGAGTCAGTCCTCGGCCAAGCCCATCGAAGACACGATCCGCGCCGCACAGGAGAAGAAGCTGGACAAGGTGGACGACTTCCTGGCGAACCGTTTCGGGGCACGCACCGCCCAGAAGATGCACGCCGTCCATGAGGCCGAGGAAGGCCGCCCCGTGGAGACGATCTGGGACGCCGTGACGGCATCCACGGCCATCGCCCGCGAACTGCCCCACAATGACGCCCGCGTCGAGATGGAGCGTAAGGGCGGGGCTCTCCTGGACCTGGTTGAAGCCTGACCGAGACGCCGCCGGGGATTGGACTGCAAAGCCTTGATCCGGCGGCAAACCGCCCTGGAGGTTTCGGCCTCCGGGGCACCCACAACCCCGAGCGAAGAGGATTCCACCATGCAACGCACCATGTTCAATGACCCCCGTCCGCGCGGCCACGCCGAGATCGTGGAGGCCCTGGACGAACGCGGACTCGACGCCTCCATGTGCCTCGCCCGTGTCGAGGAAGAGACCCAGGACGACGGGTTCGGCAACACCGGCTGGACTGCCGAGATCGCGGGCGAGACCGAGGACGATCTGATCGAGGTCCACACCCTCGCCTATGAGAGCAAGGACGCCCTTCTGGCCGACCTCAAGGCCGCTGGCGTCACGGACATCGAAGACGACACATGATAAAGGCCGTCGCCCTTGGATACCTGTCAGCGTTCGGCACGTTCTTCGTGCTGGTGCTGGCGGTCTCCCTGGACACAAAGCGTCCAGATAGGGCGGCTCCTGGGACCGGCTTCGCGCTCTGCGCCCTGTCCACCCTCATCGGACTGTTCACCGTGTCGATGGTGGCCTTCGGCTTCGACTCTCGAATGGTTCTGCTATCATCGTTCCTGGCCGCGCTGCTAATGGCGATCAGGATCACCGACTGAAAGGATTCTGCAATGCCTGATCCCCTGGGAGCTATCGTCGGCCTGATCTCGATTTGGGCCATGTGGACGCTCTGGAAACATTGCGAGGCACTGGAGAACGGCAACATCGAAAAGGAATGTCAGGATGACGACGCGAGAAATACTGAGAGACTTGAGCGACGTGGAGGTCACTTTCATCGACGGCGAGGTCAAAACATACCGCATCACCGCCGGACAGGGCGTCTCCAGATACCTCGCCGAGTCGGCTGCGAATACCGGCATCCTGACGCTCTTTAACGCGGAGACCAGTCACGGAATCCCCCTCACCCAGATCAGGGAATACCAGCTACTTCCCGTCTACGCCGACCAGGAGGACACATGACCCAGACCAGTAGCAAGCCGACCTCGGACAAGCCGTTCACGCTGGAGGACCTGCTGGACGCCAAGCGCAAGCTGGACGCCCTGGGGCCGCCGCCGCCCGAGGTTCGCTTCTCGAAGCACGTCCCGGTCTTCGGAAACGCCAAGCCCAGCGCCACGGCCCACACCGACGACATGCGCGAGATGGTGGATAGTCTGGGGCCTCAGAAAGTCCCGATGACCTTCCGGCTCAGATCGCAGTTCGGCGACATGCTGGTGGTCAATCCGGTCAACGTGAAGGGGAAGCTATGACCGAGCGCATCCCGATCTTCGCCACCATCATCCACTCGTGCGATCAGATCAGCCGATCCGAGATCGAGCGAATCACGGTCCACTACGGCGGCGTCGGCTATGTCGAAGCCTGGAACCCAGGCAAACCGATCACGATGGGGGCCGTCCACTTCACCCAGGCCGCTCCGGCGACCGACCGCAATGGGATCGAGCAATGGCAGGGCAAGAACGTCCGCATGATCTCATACACCACCGCCATGATTGAAACGAAAGGAACCTGACATGGACCTCAATCAGATGAAGCTCTTCACCCTCCTGGGCGCGGCAATGGGCATGAAGCCCAGGAACCGCCAGATCGGAGGCGGCCAGGAGCGCGCCCAGGAACGCCTGGCGGCCAAGCGTAAGGCGAACGCGGCCACCTACAAGGACATGCCCGAGCGTCCTCCCTCGCGCCAGGTGCTCCGCGCTATGGCCCGCCGCAAGGCCAAGGATCACCGGCACGGCGTCAAGATGGCCGCCATGAAGAACAAGTGGCCTGGTGGTGCGGCGGTTGTCACCTGACCGATCCTACTCTACCCTGACGAACGGACCCTGGAGGACCACATGAAACGATTTCTGCTATGGCTGGCAAGGCCATGTCTGCGGTGGGTAGCGTCCGGCAAGCCGGTTGCTCTCATCGAGTCGAACGGTTCGAGCTACATGGAAGGCCGCATCATCGGCATCCGCGTGTCGCCTGACTCCGCTCCTGAGATCGACGTGGTTCCTCTGGGGGGCTCCATCCACGACTGCCGGACGCTCAAGCTCTACGGTGGCCTGCGGTGGAACTATGCCGCGAAACGGTTCGAACTGGAGAGAGACAATGCCGTGGAATCAAGCCGAAGACGACCGCCTGACCGCGATGTGGAAAGCCGGGACGACCATCCCGGAGATCGCGCGCCGGATGGGGAAGCACCCGAGCACGGTGAAGGCGAGGCGCAAGCGTCTGGGCCTGCCCCCGCGCCGGACAGGGGGCCTCACGGAAAAAGTGAAGGTGGGGTTCGACCAGGACACGATGCGGATATTTCGAGCGAAGGCGGCCCGCGAGGGGCAGACTCTTCCGGCTCGGATACGGTCCCTAGTCCTGCGGGACACCAGGGAGCCATGATCCGCCTCGGTGTGAACAAGGCGATCCCGCCTGGCACCCTGATCGGCGTCACACCTGACCAGCATCTTCACATCTGCCACGTCACAGAATATGGTGGGAATCTCCCCGATGGCTCCATCATCTGGGGGCACCCGCACACAATAGGCTGGATTCGTGGCGGCGTCCCGAACCAGGCCATGCACTGAGAAAGGACGACCATGACCCACCAATTCCCCATGCCGATTTCCGAGGACATCTGGGACCTCAAATATCGGTTCAAGGACCACCATGCCGACGTGATCCACGACCAGACCGTCGAAGACACCTGGCGGCGCGTGGCGAACGCCCTGGCCGCGCCCGAGACGAACCAGGAGCTTTGGGCCGACACCTTCTACTCCGCGATGGAGGACTGGAAGTTCATGCCCGCTGGCCGGATCATCGCGGGGGCCGGAACGGGCCGCCTGGTGACCCTCTTTAACTGCTACGTCATGGGCACGATCCCTGACGATCTCAAGGCGATCTTCGACAACCTCCAGGAAGCCGCTCTCACGATGCAACAGGGCGGCGGGATCGGCTACGACTTCTCGACCCTGCGCCCCAAGGGTGCGCCCGTGAAGCGCGTCGGTGCCGACGCCTCCGGCCCCCTGCCGTTCATGGACACCTGGGACGCGATGTGCCGGACCATCATGTCGGCGGGCACCAGGCGCGGCGCGATGATGGCAACCATGCGGTGCGACCACCCCGACATCGAAGAGTTCATCACGGCGAAACAGGACCCCGCGCGTCTGCGGATGTTCAACGTGTCGGTTCTCTGCACCGATGCCTTCATGGAGGCCGTTCGCGGCGACAAGCCCTGGGACCTGGTGTTCGACGGCAAGGTCTATCGAACGATTTCGGCCCTGGAACTCTGGCGCAAGATCATGCGCTCGACTTACGACTATGCCGAGCCTGGCGTGATCTTTATCGACCGGATCAACGACTCGAACAACCTCCGCTACTGCGAAGAGATCGCTGCTACCAATCCTTGCGGAGAGCAACCGTTGCCCCCGTATGGCGCGTGTCTGCTGGGATCGGTCAACCTGGCGAAGCTCGTGATCGACCCGTTCACCGAGAACGCCCGCATCGACTCCGAGGAACTGGACAAAGTGGTGACGGCGGCCATCCGCATGATGGACAACGTGAACGACGTGTCGAAGTTCCCCCTGGAAGCCCAGCGCATCGAGGCCCAGAACAAGCGCCGGATCGGCCTGGGGGTTACCGGCCTGGCCGACATGCTCGTGATGCTGCGCGTCGTCTACGGATCGGAAGAGGCCAAGGCGAAGACCTCGGCGATCCTGTCCGACATCGCGCACGCGGCCTACGAGACCTCGGTCGCCCTGGCGATGGAGAAAGGCGCGTTCCCCTACTTCAACGCCGATGAGTTCGTGGCCGAGGGCACCTTCGCCTCTGGCATGGACCCGGAACTGATCGACAAGATGGAGACCTACGGGATCAGGAACTCGCATCTCCTGTCTATCGCACCGACGGGAACGATCTCGATGTATGGCGGCAACGTGTCGTCGGGGATCGAGCCGATCTTCGCCTTCGAATACGAGCGCAAGGTGACGCGCCGGGACGGGACGAAAACGACCGAGGAAGTCATGGACTACGCCGTCAAGGTGTGGCGCGATCTCCACGGCGATGAGCCCCTGCCGGACTACTTCGTGTCGGCCCAGGACCTCCCGCCCAGCGCCCACGTCGAGATGCAAGCCGTGTGCCAGCGATGGGTGGACTCCTCGATCTCGAAGACGATCAATCTGCCCGAGGACATCGACTTCGCCGACTTCGAGCAAGTCTACATGGACGCCTACGATTCCGGCTGCAAAGGCTGCACGACTTACCGTCCGAACGATGTCACGGGCTCCGTGATCTCGGTGAAGAAGGACAAGCCGAAGCCGGTCACCGAAGCGGAACTGGCCCAGCGCCCCGATGTCCTGGACGGCCAGACCTACAAGGTGAAGATGGGGGGCGAGCCCGCCTTCTACATCACGATCACCGACATCATGGAGGACGGCCAGCGTCGGCCCTTCGAGGTCTTCATCAACACGAAGAACCCGGAGCACATCGCCTGGAGCACCGCCCTCACCCGAATGATTTCGGCGATCTTCCGGCGGCCCCATGATTCCAGCTTCGTCGTGGAGGAATTGAAGAACGTCTTCGACCCCAAGGGCGGCGGCTTCTGGAAGGGGCGCTATCGCCCGTCGGTGGTCGCGGCCATCGGTCAGGTGATCGAGGACCACATGAAGTCCATCGGCTACCTGGAGCCTGGCGAAGCCGTCGCACCCGCGCCGGAGCCGGACGCCGAGACCGTGACCCAGGCTGGCCCGGTGTGCCCGAAGTGCTACGGCACGAACTTCAAGCACGAAGGCGGCTGCACGTCCTGCGGGGACTGCGGCTACTCATCCTGCGGATGACGACGCCCTCGATCTGGATGGAGGCCCGCTGCGGAAGCGTGGCCTCCGTCACATCACCGAACTGGTCGATGCCGGAGAACTGCCACCAGACCGCGAACGATGGTGGGTTCTTCTCCAGCATCACACCGGCCAGAAAGCACTTCCAGAAGCAAGGCTGGAAGATCATCGACGGGGAATGGTGGTGCCCTGTCTGCGCTAAAATCCTGGAGGGATAGCATGGGACGCATATCGAACGACAAGGCCAAGTCGAGCCAAGACTCCTGGTTCGGAGCCCACACGATCATCCACGAAGACGTGCCCTACATGACGCGCTACTGGTTCTGGAAGCTCCGGGTCCACGTCTTCCACCGTGGCGACAAGGACCACGACTGCCACGACCACCCCTGGGACTTCTGGACCTTCCCGTTGACCAGCTACGTCGAAGAGGTCCTGCACGAACAGCGCCAGGCGTATCTCGCCAAGGACCACCCGCCCGCGCCGAAGTTCTATCGCACCCGCCAGGTCGTGAAACGGTTTCGGCTCCACAAGCGGCCCGCCGAGCATTGCCACCGCGTCCTGGGATCATTCGAGGGCTATCCCGAGAGTGAGATGTTCCTGGGCGCGATCAAGGATGAGCCCATCGTCGGCACCCGCAAGATCGTCACCATCGTCTACCAGGCCGGTGTGCGCCGGAAGTGGGGCTTCTGGAAAGAACGGGCGAACCGTTGGTGCTGGGAGCCCTGGAAGAAGTATGTCCTCGAAGGTGGCCGGAACCAAGGTTGTAGCTAGGGGGTTGACTCTCAACAGGACGGCCACTATATCCTGGATACCGCGACACGAAACCGTTCTGGAGGACTCAACATGGCAAAGCACGGCATAGCTGCAATCGCGGAAGGGCGCACCGATCTCTTCCGCATGGACCCCGCAAAGATCGTCGTTCGCGAGGGCTGGAACTCTCGCGACTTCGACCACCCCGACAACCAGGCCCACGTCGATGCGCTCGCCGCTTCGATCCGTGAGGTCGGCGTCAAGGAACCCCTGGCGGGCTACCTGGAGGGCGACACCTTCGTTCTGACGAACGGTGAGAGCCGCTGGCGTGCCGTCCAGAAGCTCATCGCCGAGGGCGTGGAGATCAAGACGATCCCGGTGATGCCGGAGCCCCGGCACGCCTCCGAAGCGGACCACCTGGCCTCTCAGTTCATTCGGAACTCGGGCCGCCCGTTCACGCCGATGGAGAACGCCAAGCTCTTCACGAAGCTCCTGGCACTCGGCTGGACCGAGAAGGACATCTCCGAGAAGACCGGCGTCACCACCGAGCGCGTGCAACAGGTCTCCAAGCTCAATGCCGTGCCCGAGTCGGTGAAAGGCTACATCCGCAAGGGCCAGGTCTCCGCGACCCTGGTCCAGCGCATCCAGGCCAAGGCCAAGAGCGCGGGCGAGATCGAGACCCAGGTCAAGGAAGCCATCGCGGCGGCCAAGGCCGAGGGCAAGACGAAGGCCACCCCGAAGCACGCTGCGCCGAAGAAGCCCAAGGCCCCGAAGGCCGAGGAATCCGCGCCGCGCACGAACTACCGCGAACTGTTCGAAGAACTCATGTCCTACGTTATCAGCACGGAGGAAGAGTCGAGCGACAAGACGACCGAAGTCGTGGCATCCTTGCCGAAAGATCGCTGGAAGCTCATGGAAGCTGCCGCGAAAACCCAGGGGCGCTTCTGAGCGCCCCGCAACCCCTGGAGACTTACCACATGCGTATCTCAGACCTTCAACGTATCGCCCACCAGGACTCGGCTCGCAACGGCTGGTATGACGGCCCGCCGCGAAACCCCGCCGAGATGCTTTGCCTGATCCACTCCGAGGTCTCCGAGACCCTGGAGGCGATCCGCAAGCCCGGTGACGATGGCGAACCCCTTCCCTCGGACAAGATCGAAGGCTTCACCGCCGAGGAAGAAGAGATGGCCGACGTGGTGATCCGCGTGGCCGATTATGCCGAGTATCGGGGCCTCCGGCTGGAGGATGCGATCTCGGCGAAACTCGCCGCCAATCGGAAGCGCGGCTACAAGCACGGAGGCAAGTCATTCTGATGGATGAGCGCACTGAAATAGCATCTCGGCTCATGGCCGGATTGTTCGCGGGCAACCCCGACTATCCGATCATGTCGGCGACGGAGATCGCAACCAAGGGAGCGGACGACCTCATGTCCTACCTCTCCCAGACATCCCCTGGCGACTACAAGAGCGCGAGCGGATCGTCGGTCACCACCGCCAAGCCCAGGCCCGAGCGCGAGCCCGAGCCGGAGCCCACGGAGGACGCCCAGGAAGAGGCACCCGAGCCGTCTGGGGAGGCCGACACCACGCTCCGCGACCTGGGCGTCTCTGGGCGCGCGTGTGCGCCCCTGGAGCGCATGGGCGTGGAGACCTTGACCCACCTGGCCGCCCAGGCCCGCAAGGACATCTCTGCCGTGCGAGGCGTCTCCACGGAGAGCTTGAAGCACATGGACGAACTCCTGGCGACCCACGGCCTGGAATGGGACATGGCCCAGGGCGGCGAGCAAGCCGAAGAATCGGAGGATGATCTGCTATGAGCGAAGACGACGACCTCATCGGTGGCAAGGACCTGTCCGACGAAGAGGGCTCGAACTCCGGGAACGTGGCCGCAAACCATCTGCGGTCTTTCGTGGAACGGATCGAGCGCCTTGAGGAAGAGAAGGCCACCATCGCGGCGGACCAGAAAGAGGTCTACGCCGAAGCCAAGGGGGCGGGGTTTGACACCAAGGCCCTGCGGAAGATCATCTCGGAGCGGAAACAGAACGCGGACGACCGCGCCGAGTTCGAGTCGATCCTCGACCTGTATCGTCACGCCCTGGGGATGATTTGAGATGGACACGCTGGAGATTGGATCGCTCCGAGTAGAGGTCAAGCCGAACGGCCTGGTCAAGCTCACGATCACGGCCCTCAAAAACGGGGAGCCCGTGTCTTTCATCTCGCGGGACGACCTCCAGCGTGCGCTCGACTGGATTGACCAGGATGATGACGAAGAGGATTTGCTATGACGAAACGAGCCGCCGGAAAATACCCTCGCATGGCGCGAGATTTTTACGCCACCCCTCCCGAACCGATCCTCAAGCTGATCCCGCATCTGGGGGACTCGGAGACCTTCGCCGAGCCCATGTGCGGTGACGGCGCGATCTCATCCGTGCTGGAGGCCCGAGGCTGGGAAGCGACCTTCCTGGCCGACCTGGAGCCCCAGGGCGACATGATCGAGCGCGCCGAGGTCTGGGATGTCCTGGACACCGTGCCGGAGCAATACGAAGACGCGGACCTCATTATCTCGAATCCTCCCTGGCCTCTCCCACCGAACAAGCTGGTCGGGATGGAGGCCGGATCGCCCACGGTCCACATCATCCGCCATCTCATGGAGATCAAGCCGACCTGGTTGCTCCTGGCGGCGGACTTCATGCACAACCGCTATTTCGAGAGCCTTCACCCCTACTGCACGGGAGCCGTCGCCGTCGGTCGCGTGTCCTGGCAGGGCAACGGGAAGAAGGGCTTCGACAACGCCGCCTGGTATCGCTTCGATGGACGGAACGAACGACCGACCGAATGGTTCGTCCCGAACCGTGAGGCCGACCAGGACATCTACCACTCATCCGTGGAGAATCTGCTATGAATTGCAATCGCTGCGGAGCCCCGTTGAAAGAGGTCAAGGTCAGGAAGCCGGTTTATCTGGAGCACCAGAAGATGACCGAGAACGGGATTGAAACCGAGAGAGTCCTGGTCCGATACGAGGAAGAAACCGACTACGCGGACTGCCCCCGCTGCACTGGAGGATACTGACATGAACGACATCACGAAAAGCGCCAAGTGGGACTTCCTGGAGCGCCCCAAGGTCGAGGCCCTGGACAAGCGCCTGGGCGTCCCGACTCCGGTCCTGGATCATGGCTTCATCCGTCTCGTGGACTACATGGGCGACCAGCCCGCCATCGTCCAGGCCGCTCGCGTCTCCTACGGCAAGGGCACCAAGACCGTGAATGAAGATCGCGGCCTGATCCGTTACCTCATGCGACACCGGCACACGACGCCCCTGGAGATGCTGGAGATCAAGCTGCACGTCAAGCTGCCGGTCTTCGTCGCGCGCCAGTGGATTCGGCACCGCACCGCGAACGTGAACGAATACTCCGCGCGCTACTCGATCCTGGCGAATGAGTTCTACATCCCTGAGATCGAGGACGTGCAACCCCAGAGCACAGAGAACCACCAGGGGCGCGGCGGCTCGATGCCCGAAACCGTTCGGCGCGCGATGGTGGAGTCGATCCGGCTGCACTCGGACACGAGCTATGGCATCTACGAAGAACTCTACAAGGGCTGGAACCATTTCGACCCGAGCGGAACGCCCTGGGAGGACTATTTCGACCCCGCCGAAGAGCACCAGGCGCGTTCGATCACGAGGGTCGAAGACTACGACAAGGACTATGGCATGGCCCGCGAACTGGCCCGCATGGTCCTGCCGCCGAACATATACACCGAATGGTATTGGAAGGTGGACCTCCACAACCTCCTGCACTTCCTGTCCCTGCGCGCCGATCCGCACGCCCAGAAAGAGATCAGGGCCTACGCGGACGTGATGTTGGAGATGGTCCAGGAGTGGGTGCCCGCCGTGTGGGAAGCCTTCCAAGATTATGTTATGGGTGCCGAGACCTTCTCGCGCCAGGAGATGGAGATCATCCGAGCCCTGGTCGAGAAAGCCGCAACCGGCACCGCACCGAACTTCCTGGAGAACCTGGTCGGTATCCAGGAGGACATGAGCAAGCGCGAGCGCGCTGCCTTCCTCAAGAAAGTGGAGATGCAAGATGACCATTGAGATCACGATCCCCTACTTCCTCATCGAATACGGGTTCCTCATCCTGGCCGCCTTGGCGACCGTGAGCGTCGGCTTCGCGGCCCGAAGCTACCTCCAGGAACGAAAGCACCGCAAGACGGTCGCGGCGCGGATCGAGGGGTTGAAGAAGCCGGTATGAACTACCTCACCGCGAGAGCCATGTTCCTGTCCTCCTGCGGGCCGCTTGAGCCCCAGGAGCGGGAGCGTGCGATAGAAGCCTTCGACAAGACGCTATGGGCGCACCAGGCCCGCCTGGCGGACGCCTGGGCCGCGCTCATGGACGACTTGTTCCCCTGGAGGAATAGATAATGGACAGGCCAAAGCTCCTGGTCATCGGATACGCCCGCCACGGCAAGGACACCGTGGGCGAGATGCTGGCAAAAATCTACGGATTCCGGTTCACGTCGTCGTCCTGGTTCTGCGCCCAGGAGGTCCTATGGGACGCCTGGGGCTGCGCGGTCTACGACTCCATCGAAGAGATGTTCGAGGATCGTGTGAACCATCGAGTCCTCTGGATGCAGATGATCTCGGCCTACAACACGCCGGACAAGACGAAGACGGCCAGGACCATGATCGAGCGCGGCTTCGATATGTATGTCGGGATGCGCCGCCTGGACGAACTCATGGCGTGCCGGGAGGCCCAGGTCTTCGACCATGTGGTCTGGGTGGATCGCTCGAAACACATGCCGCCCGAGATCGGATCGACCGATCTCCGGCCCCAGCACGCGGACTACATCCTCGACAACAATGGGGACCTGTCTGACCTGGAATGGCGCATCCGAGAGATGGCCGCCCACCTGGCATACAACGGGGGCGTCAAGCGTTAGCGGTAATCGCCGGGGACGCCCTGGCGATCCGACACGATCCACTCTTGCACATACTCCGGCCAGGGCATGTCCTGGCCGACCACAACGCCCCGGAACCCCGAGACCGTGGGGAGACCTTCGTGGCACTGGTGGAGGAACATACCTCGGATGATCGTCCCAGGGTCAATGTGAGAGTTCAACAGTTCGACGCGAGTATCGACGCGCTGCCAGCCTTCCGGCCTGGAGTTTCCTGGGCTCACATCACCGATGAAAGCGATCCTGGACTCGCCGACCTCTCCGAGCGTGTTCGCAAACGACACGGTGACGATCTGGTCCTGGACGTAGATGCACTCGGGGCGAGCCTTGTAGAAGTAGACCTCTGCCGACCAGTGGCCGTTCTCTTCCTGCTGCCAATTTCGGAAAGTCCAATCTTCGGTCGGTGGCCAGACGCGCGCCTCAAAACCCGAGCGGTTGACCTGGACGTATTGGTATCCGAGGATTCCGGCGGATACGATGAAACCGAGGCCCGCGAGGGCCAGGACCAGGTTCACCATCTTCCGCACGCCTTGGGTATCTGGGTCGTAGTTCATCCCTTGACCTCCATCATGGGAACGTCGATCCCATGCGCCGTGAGAAGCCCTTCGAGCTTGCCGACGTGACGGAGATAGCGGGCCAGGTCTTCCCTGTTCTGTTGAATTTCCGTCTCCTGGTTGGAGACACGTTCTTCAAGCGCAGCGAACCGTTCGGCATAGAGCTTCGAAAGCTCTTCCTGGACCCTCTGGACTTTCTTGTCGGACCAGGAGATCATCCATCGGATGCCCCCGCCGAACGCAATCACGAGTCCAGTGAAGACCGTGATAAGCTCTGGTAAACTGCCTGTATCCATGCCTAGAATCGCGCCTTATTCCGGGGTTGCAAGGTCCTCTTGCAACCCATTGTAGAACGTAACCGTGTCTTCGTACAACCGGCGACATTCGGCCAATGCAACACGATTTCGGGTAAGTGCCTCTATGGCGTCATTCGCCACACCAGGATCGGGGCACTCTCTGCTGAGTTCTCTGGGAAGCGGCGGCAACGTCGGACCCACCGCCACGGGTCCAGGGTCAGCGAATGTCGAGCAACCGGCGGCGAGTATCAGCGTCGAGAGGACACCGCCCGCCTTCACCGCGCTCTTCAAGCTCTTGAAGTAGGGCATCTGCTTCCTCCTGCAACCGCGTTGCCTCTTGCTCGGAACGCTCCAGTTGCTCCTGGGCGCGCTCCAAAACCGTTTCGGTGACCTGGCGCTGCCGTTCGACCTCCGTGTCCACCCGCTCTTCGAAGGTGTCGCGGCACTCGATCTCGGCCAGCATCCGAGCCTCTGACGCTGCGTCGTGACGCTGCCACGAGATGAACGCCAGGACCGCGAGCGCGATCCCGACGTATCTGGTAACCGGCGATCCCAGGATTCCGAGCACCCCGGTCATCGGTTCATGTTCGCGCCGGACTTGTGGTCCTGGACGCGAGCCTTCTTCATCTGCGCGACGTAGTAGACGGCCACGCCGCCGCCCACGATCAGGATGATCGGCCAGTGGTCCGTCAGGAAGGCCGAGAACTCCGTCAGGACGCCCTGGACGCGCCCCAGGACGCCCGAGGCATCCTCGGCCACCCCAGCGACCTCACCGGCTGCTGCCACGGCTCCAGTGGCCGTTGCGATGCCGCCCGCGACCTGGGCCTTGTCGCCGCTCTTGATGGTGCTCGATCCCTTGGCTCGAAGGTCCGCCGTCGTGGCCGCCAGACGATCATGCGATGCGGGCCGAGGCCGTGCCGAGTGCTCGATCACCGTCCACGTCTCCTGACCGACGATCCCGTCGGTGGTGAGCCCGTGATCGGCCTGGAAGGCCAGGACGCTCGACCTGGTGGCCGCCCCGAACTGCCCGTCGATGGCCCCCGTGTGGTAGTTGAACTCCGCGAGCTTCTGCTGGAGATGGGTGACCACGAAACCGTTCGATCCGATCCGAACCGTGGGGTAGGTCTGGAAGTTGTCGGGGTTGTCGGCCTTGCCGTCCCAGGGCGTGTCCGCGATCCTGGCCCACTTGCGGTAGGCCACGGCCAGGCGGGTGTGGTAGCCGTGCTTCGCGTAGCCTGGGCCGTTGTAGACCCGCGCCACCGTCTCCCAGCGATGCTCCCGGAGATCGTCGTCAATCCCGTTCGCGATGATGAAGTTGACCATCGCCTCCAGGTGGTTCTCTTCGTCCAGCATGAAGTCCTGGACCATCTCCTGGATCGTCTCGTAGCCGACGATGCGGTAGTTCGTGCCGAGTATCTGGCCGAGCCCCCAGGACGCGGACATGAGCGCCGCGTTTTCGTCAATCTCCATCGCCCGGTGAAGCCGGGGGTAGGAGTCCGAGGGGTAGGGTTGCTCGCCCCAGCGACGATAGGCCAGGCCCGCTTCGATGGCGGCCAGGCGCTTCTCGCCCGAAAGCTGCCGGAAGAAGACGTGAGGCTCAAAGAGCATCTTGGGGCGGCCCTTGCGGTCGAAACCCGAGCCCGCCGCCTCCACTTCCATGAAAGCGTGTATCTCATCCTCGCCCACACCGATGCGCGATCCGATGCGCGGGATGTCAACGGACTCTAGCCGCTTGGCGGGTCCGATAAAGGTCTCGTGTTTCATCTCCAGGTCTCCGTTAGGTGACAGCCCGAAGCCCGATCTCCAGGCCGGTGAGGTCCGCCCATTCCCAGGGCGCGAGGGTATTCGGGTTCTCGACGTAGGCTTCCACCAGAGGCGTGATGTTGGCCCCAGGCGTTGCGAGAGCCCCATCGTAGTCCGTGGCCGCCAGGCGCGCGAACAAACCGATCTGGGCGGGGTCCGCCCCAGGCCCGGTAGAACGTGCCGTCGAGGACAGAAGAACCTTGGTGAGCGTGCCTGGGGGCTTGGTGCCAGGCGTGATCGTCGCGGACACGCGGTCGCCGTTCGCCGTGGCGTAGGCCACCGTGGTCGCCAGGAAATCCCCAAGCTCGACGTGCCCGCCCACGAAGTCCGAGTAGTTCCCGGCCCCCGTCGGCCCCAGGACCTTGAACTTGGTCCCGATAGGGTTCTCATCGGTCACTCGGACGTTCGAGACCCAATATCCCTGGGTAGGCGAGATGAAGGCGTCTGAGCCTCCGAACTCGAACCTGGCAGGTGCGCCACCGCCCGCGCCGTTGATCCCGGTCTGCGCTGCGATAGCTCCGTTGATGTAGAGCGTGGTCTGGTGGTCGTTCGGGTTCGCGCCGATGTTCGTCACGCACCGGAGGTCGATGCGGATCACCTGGTCGCCTGGGATGCCGATGGAGATCGTTTCGTCCGCGCCGCTCGTGACCGCAACAACGCTGGCGTTCCCGTTGGAAAGAGCGATCCGAAACAAGAGCGCGTTGTCCTGGGAGAACAGACGCCAGTGGTAGCCGTCTTCATCTGCGCCTCGGAAGTCCATCCAGCAATCGAAGCTGATCCAGATTTCATCGGTCTCCGGGAGCTTGATGCCGTGAGGCACGTTGTCATTGATGAAGATCGCATGGTCGGCGAAGTCCGCGTCGAACTTGCCAGCCGTGTCGTCAAACGTGCCCCCCAGGTCGAAGGGGTCATTGGTGATGAGATAGTCGGTCATGTTGCGGTCCTTTTCGGCACTGTATCACAATTCGCTGACGGAGATAGCCCCTACTGGCGGGGCGTAGGCCAAGTCTGGCGTAAGCGTCACGAGTTTGCACGATGTTCCCGTGTCGCGTGTCTGGAGGGCGAGAGCCCATTCGGTCTGGCCCGCCGTGTAGACGGTGTAGGTCGGTGGGTCCACGTCGGGGTCGTCGTCCCATGTTCCGTTGACCCCTGTCCAGAGTTCTCCGGTGCTGGGATCGAAGCACATCCTGACGACATCGCCGTTTCCGAAAGTCTGGAGGCCGGTTAGCTGCTGGGAGCCCGACCCCGTAGTCGAAGCCCAAAGCGATCCGTTTCCTCGCCGTCCCGTCGAACCGTTCTCGATGGGGTTCGTCCCTGAGCTTGGCCCGGCGGCGATGTCCGCCATAGTGACAATGGGGACGTAACCGACCGTGGGATTCGGCCCCGCGAGATAGTGCATCTCCCAATACACCTTCCCGATGTGAGAAGCCGGGACACGCTGGACAGTTGGCACCCAGGCCCGATAGTCGTTCGTCCCCGTCGAGTTCGTCAGGCGCGTATCGCCTTCGGAAGCGGTGTGTCCGGCGGCCAGGTAGGTCACGTCCATGACCCACTCGGTTTCCCCCGCGACGGTGAAGTCGTTGAAGGCCCCCGGCATGGCGTAGGAGTAGAACTTTTCGGCCCCGAGGAACTGAGCTTCGCCACCATCGGCCCCCAAGCTCACGGCGGCCCTGACAGTGGCCGTGGCCCCCAGAGTCGCGCTCGCCGGATCAACCGTCGGGTCGTCCGTCCAGGTGCCGTTCTTGCCAATCCACAGTTCGCCCGTGCCGTTGTCGAACGCGAGCATGAGCACGTCACCCTGGACGAACGTCGTGGTCGCGGTCTGAGCTACGCCGTCCACGGTGAGCGATCCGTCGGCGAACCATTCGATGCCGTCCGCGCCGATCCCCGTCGTGCCTTCGTCGTAGTTCGTCAGGTTCGCTTCCGTCGTCACGCCGACCGAGATGTCGGTAGACGCGCTCTTGATCTCGATCTCCCAATAGTCCTGGAGAACCAGGGCTTGTTCACTGACGACAAATTCGCCCACGGCTGCGCTCCCCGTGAAATTTCGGATGCGGTCGTTCACGATGGTCCAGCCCGTGGGGACGTATAGCGGATCAAGCCAAGGCCCGTCCGAGTTGTCGTCGGCGAAGAAAGGACCCTCCATGAGCGCCACGACCTGGGCCGTCGGCGTGCCGACACCCTGGGGGACCCCACCGAAGATGGCCGAGGCTCGTGCCTTCCAGGCCAGCGTGCCAATCTCAGCCGTGCCGAACGATGCGATGGCCGCCGCGTTGGGGACGATCACGTCGCCAGGAACGATGGGAAAATACGACGCCCTGCCGATCACTTTGCCAGGCTTCGGCGTGCCAAACGGATCGCGGACACTGTTGCCGTAGACGCCTTCCTGACAGAAGGCCAGGTAGTCCGTCATAAGGATTCGAACCGTGTCGGCGTCGGTTGGAGTCCAGCGCCCGCCGACCCAGGTCGCCAAGCACCCACAGAAGTAGGGCGCGGCGAAACTGGTGCCGCTCACCGGGTCGGTGCCGTAGGCTCCGGGATACCCTGCCGCCGGAACTCGATGGCCGAACCCGTAGAAGTTCACGCGGTTACCGTAGTTCGTGAAGGTGGCCTCCCGACCATCGTAACGGATCGCTCCGATGGCATAGTCCGTGGCCTCTGCGGGCCAGGCGTCGAAAGACGTGTCGAGGTTCTGAGCGTCATTGCCCGCCGCCACGACCGGGATGATCCCTTCGTCCAGCATCTCCTGGATGATCGTCCCATAGGGGTTTGCGACGTTCGTCCCGGAAGAGCCGAACGACATATTCGCGATCACGGTCTTGCCGTCTGGGTTGTTCAACGGGTCTTGAACCCAGGCCAACAGGGCGTTGAGTCCGTTGACGATGTTGGTCGTCGCCGTGGTGCCCGTGACAGGGAAGACTCGAACGTCCAGAAGCTCGGCGAGCGGAGCGATCCCGTTGATGTCCCCCGCCGCCACGGACGCGCACGCTGTTCCGTGATTTCCAGCTTCATCGTTCGTGCTGTAATTGTAAATCCGGGTGATCCGGGACCTGTCTCGCGAGAACTCCGGGTGCCCGTAACGGATGCCAGAATCCACGATGGCGATGATGGCGTCTTGCCCCAGGCGGTCGGAGTCCTTTCGCCACTGGAAGAAGTTCGGCTGCTGCCACCACGGATTGAAGTTCCCGCTTTTCGGGTCCTGGTTCGCCTTGAGCCGGAGCGCGCCTTGCTTCTGGTCGAAGACGCGCCCCTCGTAGAGCCATTCGGGTTCGAACGCGGCGGGAGGCACTTGGTCGTCCCCGTTCATCGCCCCGCTGATCTTCGAGTTCGAAGAGAGCGTCCACATGACCTCGGCTTCATCTTCGTCCGAGACCAGCTTGAAGGCTTTCCGAAGAGCCGAGTAGTCCTCGATCTCGCCCAGGTGCGCCAGGCTATCCTTCACGGCCTGGACATCCTGGTCGCGCCGAACCGTCACGATGTAGGTCGTCATAGGATCGCCTCCCCCCGGATCGAGACATAGACGCTTTCGATGCTGCCATCCGGTGTCGTGGGGGCCAGGACGCGGAGCGTGTCCGTGACATCCACCGTCGCCGACATGGTGATCGTCGCTTCGCTCTCGGTCGCGAGCACGGTCACGGTCTCCAGAACCGTTCCGTCCCTGGATACGATCTGGAAGGCCGCGTCTGCCGTCGCCACCGGATCGACCCGGATACGCCCGATGTCGCCCTGGATGAGTCGGGTGCCTGCCGTCTCGTGGAAGAGGATTTCCTGGTCTGCCGTGAGGACCGCACCGTTCTCCAGGCGACCGGAGATCGAGGTCATCTGGCGCGGTTTCTTCACGCCGATCACATATAGCTGGCCGCCCGTGAAGTTGCCCGCGCTATCCCTCTGCACGATGACCGCGTTGTGCTTCCCAGCATTGGCCGAAAAGCCCCAATTATGTCTCTCTTGGCTGGCCCCAGGACCAGAACCGAACATCTGGAACATCGTGGGTGCCCCAGCCTGAGAGAAGAACCGAAGGATGCCCGTCGCGATTTGAAGGTCTACATCGGAGTCCCACCCGCCGAGGTAGAAAGCGTCGTTCGATGTCGTCCCTTCGGACACCCCTCCGGCTCCCGAAAAAGCGTAGAACACCGTGTCCCAGGTCGATCCGCCGTCGGTCGAGATCGCCACATCGGCATGGTCATTCGCGTTTCGGAGGACGAAGTGGAGTTCATCATACAGATGGAGGTTGTCCACGTCGTCGGTCAGGATCACGTTTCGGAGCCCTGCGAGATCGCCGCTCCACAAGATGTCCACGCCCCCACCGTATGCCACCGGGCTCACATCCGGTGGCAAAGGCACGAAAGCGTTCTGGGAGTTGTCCCACACGAGAGCCTGGCCGTTGTGGTCCGGCGAAAGCCCCGAGCGCACCGCGTCGATGCCGTCGATCTCTTCGATAGTCGTGGCCGCCGGGACTGCCTCGCCTGGGCCTGGGATCGCGATGTCAAGCTCACCTGCCACCGGCTGGGTCAAGCTGACACCGGCACCCGTGATCGTGAGCTTGCGGAGAGCGCCCGTGATCGCGCCCCCGGCCCCGTCCACGGCGACGTTGCCCGCGAAGCTGATCTGGATCGTATCGCCCGTCTGGGTGGCCGTGAAGTCGCTCCCCATGAACTGGACATCCTTGGCGGCGGGCTCATCGACCGCGCCTGCCCGAATCCGAAGATCAGGGTCGCCCCACTCCACGTCGTCGCCCGTGGCGTTGACCCGAAGCGCCTTGCCCGCGTTGCCCGCAAGATCGGGTAGATAGGCGTAGACGGAGCCCGGCACCGTGCCGGTGATCCCGAGCCGAGTGTATTGGACGGCGACGTTGGTGATGTTAAGCTGCTGACTGCCCCCCGTGACCACCGTGCGAAGACGAACCATGACGGCGACAGTGTTCGACGGGATGCCAGCCCCCGTGTCTGAGAACCTTTCCCAAAGCTGGATGGCCGAATTGAGACGGTTGCCTCCGACATACTGGCCGACCACGTTGTCGGCTGCGTCCAGGTAGTCCAATTCCAGGCGCATCATGTCGTCCACCAGGCGCGTGTGCTGATCCCAGGACACCGTGACCGAGTCCGGGCCTTCGGCGACAGGAACCTTCTGCTCCATAAACCAGGGGCCGCCGGTGTCCGCGTCCAGGCCGATGTAGTTGTAGCCGTCGGGATGGAGGACGTGATCGGTTTCCTTGTCCGGCGGGATGTAAATCTTGAGCGTCCCGGAGTCGGTGCTCACGGTCCAGCCGGTAAAGTCGCCCGCGTTCCATTGCGGATTGACCACGCTGGCCGTCGAGAGCGTGCGGATGATCCGCCCGATCTGTCCCGCCCCGAAGGTGGACATCGCGAACGTGGTCTGAGCGTCACCAGAGGTCGTCTTGTTCGAGGTCGTGGTGTGCCGGAACCGAAACCATTCGCCGCCGATGAACGTCAGCATCGCGGAGACCGTGGTCTGGCCGGAGACTTCCTCGCCGATCCCGGAAGACGCAACAGGGTCCCAGGTCGAGCCGTCGTCGGTCGAACGCTCCAAAACGGTTTCGACTGCGCCCGTGCCGTCCGCCGAGTGCTTCGTCTGGCAGAAGATGACCGCCGTGCGGCCTACCGCGTCGGCGGGGATACGGATCGTGTTGTCCGCCGCGTTCCAGATGCCCTCGGAATCCTCGACAATGTTGCCGAAGTCCAGGGTCTCGGTGGTCGTGTCGATGACCTGGCCTGCGTCTTGCTCGGCGGTCAGGACGATCTGCGGGCCGGTGTCCGCGCCGCCGCCTCCACCGCCAGCGCCGCCTGCCGCGAACTGGACCCAGGATGTTCCCGTCCACTGGACGTTGATCTGTTCGTCCTGGACGAAGAAGTGCCACCCAGGCTGCGGCGTCAGGTAGACCCACGCCTCCGAGCCCGACGGGCCGTCCCAGATCGCCAGCTTGTTCTCCTGGGGGTGCCCGAGAGGCGCGATGTAGATCGCAAGCGCCCCAGGCGATGCCGGAAGAGCGGACGCCCTGGATGTCACCCTGGCACCGGCCACGGCGGACAGGAGCCGCATGTTAAGGTCCATCCCTGGTTTCCAGCCATCGGCACCAAGGTCCCAATAGCCGGTGATCTCCAGGCCGGGGAGTGTTCTAGCGGGCATCTTTATCCTCCATAATTCAAGCCGTAGCCGAAGCCGTAGCCCGATGCGACGGTGACGATTTGTTCGTATCCTTGGAACGACTCAAAGCCGTCGCGTTCTGCGGTCACTCTGACGATAGCACGAGAGACGCTGCCGAAGGAAGCTATTGGAACGACATGCGACTCGCCTGTCAGGCCCGTTATTTCCGTTTCGACAATGCCGTCCTGCTGGTTAATGATCGTGATCTTCGTGGTCTGTCCGGCCTCTGGCGTGATGCCGGGATCGTCCCAGGACATCACCTGGGAGTCTTCGGTAAGGCGGTTCCGGTTGGCCCAGGTCACCGTGACCTCGGTCAACCCTTCGGCGTCGATGTCATCCCAGGCCGTCCCGTTGATCCTTACGTTCGCCGGGCGCGACGGAAGGTGCGGGCGTTCGTTCGTGGTGTAGGTGATCGTCGGAGCCGAGGTCTCATTGAACTCACCGAGCGAAGTCCGCATCGTGATCTTGTAGTCCAGTTCCTCCAGCGCCGAGCGCACGTTCTGATCCACGAACAACGTCTCGGTGCCCAGGAAGAACACCCTGGTCCCTTCCGGCCACTCGCGCGGAACCGTGTCGAGCACGCCCCGCTCCAGCGTGTAGTTCGTGCCGTCAAAGGTGGAGATCATGGCGATCTCGTGAAGCGTCTCAGGCTCGCCAGGAGCCGCGATAAGGACGAACCCGCCTTGCGCTGGCCCAGGCCCCACCGTGACCTCAGACCAGCCTCCAGTGATCGTCTGGGCTTCCTTGGGCCACACTTCCAGGGTGAGCCCCTTGGAGATCACGCTTCGGGTGCCGAGGCTCTGGAACACGATGTTACCGGCTGGGTCGGAGACCTCGCCGTATAGTTCGGCCTCCTGGGCGTCCGTGTTGTCCGTGCTCGCCAGGAGCCCCGTCCACACGTCAGGGTAGCTCGCCGTGGCAACCCCCGTCGCGGTGACGTAGTAGCCCGTCAGGAAGTAGTTCAACGTCATCGGCACGGTCGTCGTGAAGACTTCCGGTTCCTGGGCTCCGTCCGTGAACTCGGAATCCGGTGGAAGCTCGTAGACTGGCCGCTCGAACGAAAAGATGTCCTGGGTCGCGTTGACCTTGATGGTCGAGTCGCCGGGCTTGCCGTAGTCGGCCTTCACCACGCGCATGACCTCTTCGACCGCGCCGTGCTCATCGCTGGACAGCTTGAAGACCGCACCAGGCGTCAGGGCGTAGGCTCGGCGGTCGATCTCCAGTTCGACGGTCGCCAGGCGCGCGGAGGCCGCCGAGATGTCCCGCTGGGCGACCTGCCAGGCCAGGTCTTTCCGACGGATGCCGTAGTAGTTCCGGTTGTCCGAGATGATCTGGCCGCCGTTCTGGACGATCCCCCCGAGGTCCTGGATCGTGATGACCTCTTCCTTTTCGTTCTCGGGGCTGGTCCAGGAGATGTTGATCTCATTGATGATCTCTGCCGGGGACCGGCGCGAGTAGGACGTGACCGTGCTGTTGCTCTCATCGTAGAGCGGCAAAGTCTCCAGGTCGAAGTCGTCCCGGATCAGCTTGAGGACGAATAGGCCGGTGGCCGGATCGACAAACAAGTTCGCTTCGATGTGGTCCAGGACCTCCTGGACGAAGTTCTCGATCTCCAGTTGCTCGACCCAGATCATCGACATCCCGAAGCCCTCGAAGAAGAGAGTTTCGGCGGCGTAACGGAAGGCCGCGTCGTCAATCTGACTGGTCGGAGCGCCCATGCCAAAGGTCGTGTTCGTCAGGCACTCATAGATGATGTGCGCCGGATTCACGTCCGGCGATGCCCCGCCGAAGATCGCGCGCTGCACGACGTTCAACAGACCCGCCGGATCATCCTGCGCGATGACAGGAACGCCGTCGATGATCGTGTTGTCGAGGACGCTTGTCGCGCTCGTGTCGAGTTCCTGGATGTTGATCCCGTAGCACTGGACCGCCGTATCACCTTGGAAGTCGCCAGAGGTCGTGTCCAGGATGTCGGAGAGGATCGTGGCGGCGTCGGTGTCAGAAGAGCCCGTGGGGATGCCGTCCGTGAGGAACAGGAAGACCCTGCTGCCGAACCTGGTGTCCGTCACGCTCGCATCGAAGAACGATTTCGCCGGGGCCGCCGCTTGCGCGAAGTCCGTGCCGTTGGAAGACGCCGAGAACCCGTTGACGAACGATTTCGCCGCCGAGATGTCGCCTGGCGTTGCGTTCCGCCACTCTCTCGCGTCGTTCGTCTCACCCCACTTGATGATCTGGATGTCGATGTCCAGGCCGGAAGAGGTCGCGGCGGATCGGATACGATCCAGAGCGAAGCCCATCGCTTGCTTCATCGTCTGGAGCTTGCCGTCATCTGCCATCGAGCCGGAATCGTCAATCGCGATGCTCACCTGGACAGGGCGCTTCGGCGGCGCGGGGATCAGGCACGTCTCCGGGAACCAATCATCCGGGAGCCTGGTGACCAGAAAGTCCAGGGGCGGGATGAAAGGCTGGTTGCCTGACCAGTAGAACCCTGGGCGGCTGGACGAACCGTTGTCGGTGAAGAAGGCGTGCGCGATCCGGCGGTAGCCGGGCGCGGTCGCGGACGTGAGCCCGAGCTTCTGGGCCAGCTTCTCCGGCAAAGTCTGGGTCGAGTCGCCTCGCCGCCAGTAGACTTCGCCCTGGACACCACCCTCTTTCTTGATGCCCCCAAAGAGTCCTTTGTTGTCGATGCGGAAGTTGCCGTTCGTGGTCCGGTTCCCGAGCCATGCGGTCTTCTCATTCATACGGATACGCGAAAGCGTGTCCACCGGCCCCTGACAGACGCCGAAGTGGATGCTCATGTAGTATTCCGTGACCCTCTGTTTCGGATCGCCACCACCCTTACCGCCCATCGGTCACCCCCTGCCTATGCTCCCAGGCTCGCGAGATCACCTGGTAGGCCAGGCCGTCGCCAGTATCCAGGAGGTCTTTCGCCGACTTCCCGTTCTTGAGGAAGTCCCGGAAGTCGAAGCCTTGGTCCTCGAACCACCGACGGACGCCCTGGGGGCAATGCCCAGCGCGGCGGCAATCCTCGATTGTGAGGATGAAGTCGTCTTCGGCGGCGAGTTCGAACCGTTCGCTCATGCTTTGACCTCGTATTCGCGCTTGCCCTTGTCGCCATACCAGAGGACGTTCGGCCCCGTCACGTTGATGGAGCCGAAGACCACGGGGATAGGCCGACCAGCGTCCGCCGTCGGGTTGTCCAGGTCCTTCGTGGCCGGAGGCTTTTGCTTCTTCGGCTTCGGGGCGAGCGCGTATGCGATGACCGCCAGGGCCACCGCGACGACAAGTTGGATTAACCACCACCAGGGCATATCAGTAGAACCTATTTACGAATCCGACGGGGTTTTCCTTGGGAATCCAAGGCTGTCCGCCGAAGTTCTGGATGTTGTTATGGAGGTTCCGACAGTCATCCATCGTGTGGTTGCACCCGAGTTGAAGGGTCACGACTTGCGCGTCCTCCAGACCCTCGGTCTTGCCGTTAAGCGCCAGCCGGTCCCGACCGTCGCCCCCAGCACCCACGCCCACGCTCAGAATGGTTCGAACCTCCAGCGAATTGTCGTCTCCGTTCGTCCACTGGACGTAGCCGCCAGCGAACTTTCCCTTGGTGAACGCGCCTTCCCAGCCAGAGTTGAACTCCATGACGTTCTCGCCGACGACCTGGACCGCCGCCTGGACGCGCGCTGCGGCCTTACTGGCCCCGCACTCGGTCGAGTAGAGCGCCCAGGGGCACCCATACTGGTAGTGCCGCCGGAGGCCGGGCCGCCGCATCGACGTGGCGATGGGCTCGGCGCTGATCTTCGCGAACCGGCTCTTCTGTTCGACGCCGATGATCCGGCCTGTCCAGACGACCACGAACTCCTGCGCGGGATCGTCCACATGCCCCTGGCGGATCGTCATCGTCACCACCTGGGAAGGTTCACGGTCGCGGTAGTATTGCACCACGCTCGCGTTCGGCGTGATGTCGATCTCCAGCGTCTTGTTGTCCAGGCCGCCGCTCGCCTCGACCTTCTCGCGACCGACCACCGTGGGCACATACTGGACGCCATCGTATTCGATGACCTGATCGACATCGGTGTAGGCGAAGAAGTTGCCGTCCGCGCTGCCATACTTGATGTAGATGAGGGAAGCCGGAAGCCCTTCGAACTCACTCTCTTCGTAGTTTTCATAGCTCATGCGATGTCCTCCAGGGTCCTAATGGTCATAGTCGTCTCGGCCACGCCATCTGTCAACCATTCGAGGGAAAGGGTGTCGCGCTCGAACCTGGATCGCATGATCCAGGACACCGAGAGGATGTCGGTCAGGGGGATGTCGATGGGCCAGATCACATCGACATCCATCTGGGTATTGCCCAGGCCGTCCACCGTCATCGAGACGATCTCACGCACGAAGGTCCCCGAAGGAGTCACGATCTGGAAGAACCGATAGACGGTGCTGCCGTTATACTGGTCGTAGAACTCGCGCCCTCGAACCGTGATGCTCGTGGACAGGTTGGAGAGCGTGCCGATGGGCCTCCATTCGTCAATGAAGCTGGGCGCATAGAATGGTTTCTGGCGGCCACGGCACCGATAGAAGAGCCCCACGACTCGGTTCTGGTGGTCTTCCGTCCGCATGACGTGACGGATGCGGGTGAGCCGGGTCGTGTAGCCGACAGGGAAGACTCGATCCGTGGGGCCACGGTTCAAGTCCAGGCCCTCGAAGGGTTGCTCGAACCCGATCTTCATGTCTGCGGCCCACTGGTGCGGGATGCGAAGAAGCTCCAGGCCGTTCAAGGTCTCAGGTGGGGCCGTGTCGTAGTCGTCGTGGTATGCCTGGGTCACGTCGGCGTCGAACTCCACGCGCGACAGGCCGACTCGAGTCGTCGCCGCCCGAAGCTCAGAGGCTTGTGAGAACCGCCCGTAGACCGCGCCGTAGACCTTGGTGTCGGCGTCGAAGTTATTTAGGACCGCGCCGTCGGTGTAGATCACGTTGCCGGTCGCGCGGATCACCTGGACAAGCTCCCGCTTGTCGCCGTCGTCCAGGAAGATCGGCGTCCCGTTGACCATCCAGTCTCCGGTGGCGTTGACTTCGATCACCTGTCCGAAGACGCCAGAGAGCAAGGTGTTCAAGAGCGCATCCGGGTCCAGGGCGTCCACCACCGGCACACCGTCTTCCGGGGTGTTGTCGATCAGCGAAGTTGCGCCCGTGGAGGCGTCCTGGATGTTCACGCCGTAGATGTCCACCGCCGTCCCGGCGGTCAGGTTGAACACGCCGGAAGACTGGTCGATCAGGTCTGCCGCCGTCGCCTGGGCCGCCGAGAGCGACCCGCCCGTGGGCTGGCCGTCGGTGATGAAATACCAGTTCCGCCGACCGAAGCTCGTGCCGACGGTGGCGTCGAAGAACGCCTTGGCCTGGGTAGCCGCCTGATCGAAGTCCGTGCCGCCCCTGGAGGCGTTCAAGCCGTCGATGAAAGCCCTGGCCGTCTCGATGTCGGCTGGCGTAGCGTCGAAGTAGTTCTGGGCCGTGGCCGTGTCGCCCCAGGCACACACCTGGAGATCGAGCCGTGACAGCCGCCCGTCGCCGAGGGCGAGCTTCACTTCGTCCAGGACGGCGTTCATGGCCGTCTTCATCGTCTCCAGCTTGCCGTTGTCCGCCATAGAGCCGGAGTCGTCTATGCAGAAGCTCACGGCGCGCGTGGTCGTCACATCGCGGACAATCGGGGCCGTCAGCACCGCGCGCCGCCGAGGGTAAGGAACGGCGATCTCGCGGCCCTGGTTCTCGGACAGAAGCCGGACTGCGGCCTGGAAGTCCTTGAAATTCAGATAGCTCTCGAAGTCATACTTGAGACGCGGCTTGATCCGCTGCGCGATCCGTTGCTCCGAACCGTTTCGGCTGGTGATGATCTCCGTGCGGAAGGCAAGCTCTTCGCCGTAGTTCCTGGCCCACTGGATCGGGAAACCCCATCCCTTGATCTGGTCAACCATATCAAACCCCCAGAGCGCCGCGAACGGACGAACGGTTCGCTTGGATGTAGTTCAAGATCGTCTCCTGGCCGCGCTTGTTCTTCATGGCTTCCTCCAGGAAGGACGCGCCGTCGATGGCGTTGACGATCCTCGGGGTCACGTCCACGCTCGCGCCGGTCTCCTGGCCGCCACCGTTGAAGATGTGCCGGGGGTCCTCGCGTGTCAGGACTTCCTCGCCGCGCTGGAGGATCGTCGGGACCTCTCCAGGCCGCAAGCCCGCCACGCCGCCGGAGTGGTAGCGCATGGCCCCCTGGAAGACCTGGGGGCTCACCTTACGCGCCGCGCCTCGGGCACCGATGACGCCGCCGGAGTGGGCCACGCCGACCCCGAACCCGAAGGCTCGACCGATGGCCTGGGCCGCGTTCAAGGCAAGCTGCTGGAGGATCATCTGAGCGATCTGCAACAGGAACTCGGAGGCGAACTGCCGGAAGGCGTTGCCGAGAGCCTGGGTGGCGCTCTCACCTTCTGCGATGGCCTTGGCGAACCCGAGCACCGAGTTCGTGAAGGCCCCCTGGAACGCCTGGGAGACTTGCTCGAAGGTGATCGCGATCCGACGGCCCGCTTGCTCGCCGGACAGTTGAAGCTCCTGCATACGCGCCGTCATGGCCGCGATGGCCGGGTCAGACTGATCGAAGGTCTGGAGAAGCTGGAGCGCGTTCGTGATGGCCTCTTGAAGCTGTTCGTTCACGCTCACCAGACCAGCGCGGGTCTCTTCGATGGCGCTGGCCGAGGTCCCACGCTCAAGCTGTTCCTCCAGGAGAGACTGGAGGGCCGTGCGCTGCTGGACCAGTTCATTGATGTTCGCCTCGATCTCCTGGGCGCGCTCACGCTCGGAGTTCGCCAGGCGCTCGGCATTGGCGAGATCGAACTGCCGACCGGCAAGCTCGGCCACCTGGGCCAGTTGCTCTTCGGTGATGTTCGCGTTTTCCTGACGCGCCTCGCGGACAGCCTCGGCGATGGCGGCCTCGCGCTCGCGGCCTGCATTGAGAAGGCGCTGGTTCTCGATCTCGAATTGCGAGTTCTCGATCCGATCTGCCGTGGCCTGGGCCTCGCGCTCGGCTTCCTCTGCTGCGCGCTCGGCCAGCCGGACGCGCTCGCGCTCTTCCTCGACATACGCCGAGTCGTCGGGGCGTCCGCCGCCCGCGAAGATGTCGGCTTCGAGGTTCCGGCGATCCCGGTTGATGCCTTCATTGTCGCCCTGGAGCGTGCGGATCGCGTTGGCGATCTCCTGAGTGGAGCCCGAGCGAACGGCTTCGATGATCCGTCCCGGAAGCTGCCCGTAGTTGTAGGCAATGGAGGTCAGGACCGCTTGCTGTTCGTCAGAGAAGGACTCGAACCGCGTGCCGCCGATCTGGCCGCGCACGACATCCTGGAACTCGCCGATGCGACGGATCAGGTCACGGTTGGCGTCTTCCATCGAGACTCGAGTCCCCTCGGTCACGCGCTGGATCGTGCCGTCGGAGAGGGTCACCGTGTCCGAGCCGAACCCGGCACGGAGCGCGTTGACATCCCAATACGGGGTTTCGCGGAACCCTTCGAACTGCCGGATCAGGGCTGCGGAAGACTCCACGCCGCCGCCTGCCCCGTCGAAGATGCCTTCGGCTTCGATGGAGTTGATGCCTTGGCGATACGCTTCGAGCGCGGCGGTGGCCTCTTCGGTGTTCGTCGCCAGGGCCAGAGCCTCATCCCGGAGGCGGGCGAGGGTCTGAATCTGGTCGAGCTTGTCCAGTTCCTCGGCGAGACCGGGAACCTCATCCTGGAGGTTGCGAAGCGCGGCCTGGAACCGTTCGGATGCCTCGGCGGCGTCCTCGGCCTCATTGCCCGTGTCTTCGATGGCCCCGGAGAGCCGTTGCAAGGCGGCTTCGGCTTCCTCTTCGGTGCCTGTCAGCACGATCAGGACATCATTGAGTTCTTCCAGGTTCTCGCCGGGCTCGACCAGGTTCCGAGCAAGCTCATCGAACCGTTCGGCCATCTCTGCATTGATCGGGAGGTTATCCCGCATCTCCAGGGACAGGTCTTCAAGCTGAGAGCGGAACTCGGCCACGTCGATCTCGCCGTCGCGGAGCTTCTGGGTAAGCTGATCGACCTCCACGAAGAAGCCGCCGATCCCATCATTGTCGATGATGTTGCCGAAGATGTTCCGGGGGATCGCGTTCTCGAACTCACTCAGAGCCGACTCGAACTCTCGTGCCGCTGCCCTGATCTGCCCTTCGACCTGGATTTGCGTCAAGCTGGAGAGGCGATCCCTGATCTCGGTGATCGAGTTGCCCACCTGGTCGTAAGCGTTCCGCACGGAGTCGATGATCCGGCGGTGCTGGATCATAACCTCGGTGGCCTCGGAGCCCCGTGTCGCCCAGATGCCGATCCCGGTGCCGATGAGGGTCACCAGGAGCCCGATGCCCGTGGAGGACAGGAGAAGCGTCAGGGAGGCCCGCAAGGCCGTCAGAGCGCCCGCTGCGCCTCGTGCCCCGCCCGCCAGGCCGCCCAGGCTCGCGGAGAGCGCGGCGGTGCGGATACGGGCCAGGCGAGCGATGGCCTGCCAGCGCCCCAGGAGGCCGACGATGGCGACGATGAAGGGCGCGAGCTTGAGGCCGATGAAGGTCGTGATCGCGATAATCAGGAGGTCCCAATTCTGGACCACCAGACCCAGAAGGTTGAAGAACTGCTGGAGCCCCGCGCCGATGTTCGTCAGGAAGTCCTGGACCGCTGCCGTGTCGAGTGCGTCCACCAGGTCGTTCAAGAGGTCTGCGAAGCCTTCGATGGCCCCGCCCTGGCCGATGGTGACGAAGGCGTTGAAGATCGCGTTCTCGAACCGTCCGATGGCCGTGTTCACGCCTTCCAGGGCCGCCGGAAGCTGGCCGGAAAAGCGGCGCTCCAGTTCGTCGCCGAACGCAACCAGGGAGTCGGACGATAGCTCGCCGTTCTCGATGAGCTTGATGAGTTCGTCGGTGCTTTTGCCGAGACCCGCTGCCAAGATTTGCAGAGCGCCAGGGAGGCGGTCGCCAAGCTGCTGCCGAAGCTCTTCCATCGAGACCGTGCCCTTGGACACGATCTGGGTGAGCGCGACGAACACACCCTGGAGGTTGTCCAGGGAGAGGCCCTGGACCCTGGCGGCCTCGGCCACCTGGCGGAAGATGTTCCGGGTGTTTTCGCCCTCCAGGTTCGTGCCCTGGGTGGCGACGGCGAACTTGGTGTATTCCTGGGACAGCACCCCGAACTGGATGCCGAGCCGATCCGCCGTGCGCCGGAGGAAGTCGAGTTCATTGCCGACCGCGATCTCATCGTTATCGAAGACCGCGTTCAAACGGTTCTGGGCTTGCTCCAGGGTCCGGTAGGCGTTGACCACGCCCCGGATGCCTTCGATAGCCGCAAAGAAGCCGCCATAGGCTGCGATCAGCGACAGGACCTCGCCACGGAGACGCTGAGTGAAGCCCAGGGCCGTGCGGGTCTCGCCGTAGAACTGGCGGATGGCGTTGGCGAAGAGCCCCGTGGAGCGGGCACCCTGGCGCATGGACGCGCCCAGCCTGTCCGTGCCGCCGCGAAGGCGCTCGGTGTTCCCGGCTGCACGGCCTTGCTCGCGGGCCAGACGGGCCGCTGAGGCTGCTGCCGCCTGGGAAGACTGCTGGAGCCCCGCGTAGCCGCTCCGTGCGCCCTGGAGGACGTTCTGGAACCGCTGCACGCGGCTGGAGATCGTATCGACATCCCCGCCGGTCTCGCGAAGGACCGACCGAAGGTTCGAGAGTGCCTGGCCTTGGGCGCGGAACTCCTGGCGAGCCTGGGCCGCCGCGACCCGAAACCGTTCGAAGGCTTGGACCTGGGCGTTCGTCGGGTTCGTCGTCTTCCGAAGCTCATTGCCAAGTCGCGATGCCTCGGCGCTCAGTTCCCGGTAGGACTGGCGGGCGTCAGATACGCGAGTGATCTGTTCGCGGAGGCTGCGGAGAAGGCCGCGCCGTGTCTCGGCGTCCAGCCTACTCAGGGCGTCGGCGGTCTCCCGAACCGTGGCCTGGGTCTGTTCGTATGCGGATCGCGCACGCTGGAGCGCGGCGTTCTGTTGCTCCAGGCTCCCCGCCGACTTCTTCGCGGCGGCCTCCAGGCGCGCTTGTTCGGTCGCCGACGCCTTGGCGGCTGCGGCGGATTCCCGGTAGGCTTGCTCAGTGCGCTCCAGGGCGGCCTGGTTCCGATCCAGGGCGGCGGCCTGCGAGCCGTAGATCGTGTTCGCGCGCTGGACGGATCGTGCGGCGCGGTCGGACTCGACCGAGATCAGGCGTTGCGTCTCGACCAGATCATTGATCCGCGCCCGCGTGTTGCCGATGGCCTTCTCGGTGCGCTCGAAGTTTCGCACGAGAGCGGCGGTCGGTTTCGCGGTGTTCGCGATCTCCCCGCGCAAAGAGGCCAGGCGAGTTTCATACTCCTGGAGCTTCTGGTTCTGCCGGGTGATCTGTTCATTGAGCTTGTTCTGCCGCGCGGCATACTGGTCCTGGGCGCGCTGCGCCTGGCCGGTGGCCGAGGCCAGGGCACGCTGGGCCGCCTGGGACCGCTCGACAGCCGCCTTGCCGCGCTCCAGTTCCCCCGAGAGACGGGCCTGGGTGGCGGCAAGGCGATCTGTCTCGGATCGCGTCTGAGCGAACCTGGAAGAGTAGTCCTGGAGGGCCGCTTCCGTGCGTTGGATGGCGGCTTCCTGACGGGTGATCTCGCCCGTGATGTTGCGAAGCTGGCGCTCCACCTGGCCGGTGGCCCCAAGCTGGCCGACCGCTTGCCGTAGCTCGCGGAAGGCCCCGCCCAGGGACTCCAGTCGGTTGTCGGTCTTCGAGGCTTCGTCCCGGACTCTCTGGGTGTTCCCAGAGAAGTCGTCCAGGGCCTTGTTGATCGCCGTGAGTGCGGTCTTCGCTTCGTCCCGCGCTCGGATTACCAGTTCTACATTGCGCCGCGCCATCTAGTCCTCCAGGAGCTTTCCGATGCTCTTCTCGAACAGCTTGTTGCCCTTCTTCGACAATACACCGGAAACGGCCTGTTGTAGAAGGGTTGCCGTCGTAACATGACCATTATTGTCCCTTCGGACACATAGGTTATGCTCATCGGTCAGCATCCCGAGAGGGTAGTGCCGGGCCTCGAACTGCCCGTGAGCCATCACCAGGCTCACGAGCTTTCGGTATTCCCAGAGCCAAGCCTTTAGGCTGGGGGGAGCGTATCCGCGTCTTGGAACCGGGTCATCGTTTGGGTCACGGCCCTCATCCCTTGGATCAGAGCCGTCACTACGTTTCCCAATTCTTCCTCGCTATGGAAGGTGAGGCGACCGACGGCCAGGAGCATCTTGATCTGGTCCATGCCGGACATCTGCATCACGACATCGGCCATCTCCGGCTCATCGTTCGCGTGGGCGATGATCGAGCCGACGGCCTGGGGGGCCTCGGTCATAAGCGCGCGGATCAGGACATCCATGTCCGGCACTTCCTCGCCTTCGTTAAGGATGTGGTCCTTGTAGAGCTTGTCGAGGGTGGATGCGTTCTCGTGGAGGATGCCGCCCAGGTCGTTGACCGACAGGCCGCGTAGCGTGATCGTCTGGTTGCCAGAGACCTCGACTTCCTCGGTGACAGGTGTGAATGTGGACAGCTTGCCCATGTGCGTTCTCCAGGTATGTGTTTGCGGGGTCCAGGGGTGAGAAGGGGCCGACTAGCGGCCCCCTCCCGAAACGGTTCGGCTTACGAGTAGACCGGCTTGCCGTTGATGTAGATCGCTTCGCCGGACGAAGGCTTGAGAGCTTCGATGGTGAAGGGAATCTGACGCCATTCGTCGCCCTTGATGGCGAGGTCGCCGTTCGGGGTGATCTTGACGTAGGGCAGGAAGATGTCGCGATCCGAACCCTTGGGGTTGTTCTCCAGAAGACGCATCGCGCCTTCCACGGGCTCGGAGCCGGAGAGCACCTGGGTCTGGTCGGACGCTTCGATGTCGAAGCTGGTCTCGATGTCCGTTCCGTCGGCGATGCCGCCGCCTTCGAGGATCGAGAACATGCCGCGATCCAGGTCCACCGAGTAGTCGGTGCCTTCGATATAGGTCGGCGTGCCGCCCGTGCCGTTGACGGTGAAGCTGGAAATGCCGCGCGTCCCGATACGGTTGCCGGTCGTCAGGCCAAGCTGGAAGACATCGCCCTGGTTCGCACCAGCGAAGTTCTCGGACTGCCCCGGAGCGGCCACAGTGGAGAGCACCTGGGTCGAACCGAAGAAGAAGAGCGCCACGTTGTCGGCGTTGATGTCGTCACAGATCAGGGAGCCCGAGCGGGTGACTTCCAGCGCCACCGAGTCATCCTTCTCACGGATGCCTTCGTCGCTGGAGAAGTGGTCCAGCGTCTCGGACTCGATGGTCAGGTTAAACTCAGGCGTGTTGCCCATGTAGCGGAAGGGGCCGGGGGTCTGTCCCGACGTGAACGAAGCAAAGTAGACCTTGCCGCGTCCGAGGACGTATTCCGGGGTCCGGTTGGATACGAGTGACATATTTCAGTTCCTTTCTCTCGGTGTTCATTCGAACGGTTTTGTGTGGTCCTCGGCCAGTTCGAGGGTCACGCGGAGCCAGAAGTAGGCGACGGCGCTAACCTCATCTGCTGGTCGAACCACGCCGCCGTCCCACGAAACACCTAGAACAGTATTCGCTTTCGGGCCAAAACGGAAGACCCTATCGTCTCTCCGTTCATCTTGCTTGATTTCAACCAGCCGCCTTTTCACGTCGGCCAAGAGGACGTGGGCAGGGTCGGTCGGGTTGTCCTTATCGTCCTGGCAAAAGCCCTGGACCATGAGAACATAGTTGCCCGAGCCGCCCACACCGGCTTCACCGGACAGGTCGGACTCAGGGGCGACGGGTTCCTCCAGCATCGAGATCATCGGGATCGGATCGCCGTCACCGAACATGGTGCGACCTCGATACACGGAGCCTGGGCCGATCTCGGAACGGAAACCGTTCGCCACGGTGATCTGGCCGAAAGCTGCGGACAACGCCTTCTGCACTCGGAGCCGGAAAGGGTCGGGAGGCGCGACCGGCGCGAGAGGGAAAATGGCGTCATTGAGCGGAGAGGTTAAGGTCATTTGCGGAGCCCCAATAGCCGAATGATTTCTTGCTCCAAGGCATCGGCGGTCGGGTCCGCCAGGTCGTCGGCGACACCCTTGCCCTGGTTGTCGAGGAATATCTGCTGGATCGAGGGTCCGTATAGCAGGTAGAGGCCCTTCGAAAGCTGGACTTGTTTCGTCTTGTTGTCCAGGCGCTCGCCGGGCCGGAGCCGGATCGCCAAGCCCAGGTTGAACCGGGTCTCGGTGAGCGCGGAGCCCTGCGGCAACCGGATCAGGAAGGCGCGGCGCATGAAGCGCGCCTGGCCCGGCTTGACCTCCACCTGGACGCCTGCCTTGCCTGGGGAGCCCTTGGAGAAGCGGGCCAGGGAGGTCGGCCTGCCGCGCGCCTGGATGCGCGCCTCCAGGCTCGCCCGCTGCGCCTTCTTCGAGACAGTGAGGTTGCCTGCTGCCGGGCCGAGCATACGCTTCGGGAGGTTGATCTGTTCGCCGATCATCCTGGCCGCGTCTACGCGCGTGTCGCGGGCGATCTTGTTGATCGCCTGGACTGCGGCCATCTTGGTCTTGGAGCCTAGCTCCTGGACATCTCGGAAGGTCTCAAGCCCCTCTACGGCGACTGCGAATTGCGTCATGCTCAAGCCCCCGGTGGTGCGAAGTCTCCGACTTCCTGAGAACTCAGGCGGGTCGCATTGGCCGTGATCGTGATCCCGTCTCGGGGTTCGATGTGGTCCACGCGATAGCCCTCGTAGGCCGTCACCATGTAGACGTTGTTCCGCTGGGGGACGTGTTCGTCCGCCAGGAAGATGAGCTTGGGGACGGTCTCCATGCGCTCGGCGTATGCCAGGGAAGTCCCGGCGAGATCGCCCACAGCCTCATCCTTCGAGTTCACGCGGACAAAGACAGTAGAGGACGGCCCCGAAGGACCGTCCGCGTAGCACAGGGTCTCGACTCTCATCCGAGAATGGAGCCGAGCCCTGGCCGTGTCTTTGATCGCGCGAAGCGACATTACACCAGGTCTTCCTGGTCGGTGCCGTCGTCGGCCTTGCCGTCACCGTCGCCGTCCTTGGTCTGCGCGGCGCGGTGTTCTTCCAGCTTCGACTGAATCGTCTCGGTGCTGGAGTTGGCGCGGAGGCCCTTGACGCCTTCGGCCTTGGCTTCCTCCAGGAGCGACAGACGCTCCAGTTCTTCGGGCGACGTGGTGTCGGCCTTCTTCGGGCCTTCGGTCTGCGGCACGCGAGCCGCCTTGGCCGCGACCAGGTTCTTGCCGGTTTCTTCCTCGATCTCGAACCGTTCGCCGGGCTGGACGTAGCCGATCTGGCCGTTCTTGTCCGGCTTGCCGATGCCGATGCGATTGATCGCGATGAGTTCCATTTTTGCCATGTTCTTTTCCTCCAGAGGGGGGTTGCGATGAAGTCTTGCGGGAAAGAGTGGAGGGGGCCGCGAAGCCCCCTCCTATGCCGATTACTCGACCACGCGAGCCCGGAACGTGTTGTTCGGGTTCACCGGGACCATGAGCGGCGCGCTCTGGGTCATCAGCATCGTCGCCGACGGATCGTTCTCTTCCCACATCTTCGGGAAGATCGGAAGCGGCTGGAAGCTGGCACGGGTGTCCAGGATCGCGCCGAACGCTTTCACGCCCCGCACCGCCTGGCCGACCATGAGCACGTCACGGGGGTCCATGTAGGGCGTGACCGTGCCGTCGGGTGCCTCGTAGTAGTCCGAGTAGACCCAGATGCGGAGGTTCCGCGACAGGTTGCCCTTGTATTGCACCTTGTCGCCGTTGCCGACGCCGAGGTCCAGGGACGTGCCGCTGGTGTTGCGGATGTCCGCTTCCAGGAGCTTCTGCACTTCCGCGTCCGCCTTGAACACGGACCAGGCGGTCGTGCCCATGATGACATCGGTGGCCGGGCCGCCGAACTTGGCGTCCGCCATCGTGTCGTTCCAGCCGTCGATCAGATCGACAATGGAGACGCCCGACTGGCCCCAGGCGTTCGCGCCCGTGAGGATCACGGTCTGCCCAGCATCCCGGCGGAAGTCCACCGTGGCGGCGGGGTAGCCGTCGTCTTCGAGGGTGATCGTGCCGTAGAGGATCGCCTGGGCGGCCATCCACTCCCAGCGCCGCTCGATGTCCGAACGATGCTTCTGGAGGATCGCCGCGACGGTCGCGTTGTAGCGGCCCTGCGGCGAAAGGGGCTGGGCCTGGCCGATCTCGCCGAGACCAGCGCGACGGGTGAGCATCGCGGCGGCCTGGACGGCATCCTTCGGCTTGAGGTAGCCCGGCTTGACCGAATACATATCTTCTTCGGCCTTGAAGGTCGGGCGACCCTGGGCCGTCGGGAGCACGAGCGGGGCCAGGTGGCGGTAGTCGGTGATCTTGGACCATTCGATCCGCTCGCTCTCCGACGTGAACATGCCGGGGAAGAACGACAGCCAAAACTCCTGGCTGGGCTCAAGATCGCGATAGACACCGAGAAGTTCTTCGGTGTTGTAGACAGTGCGGGTGATCGTCATCTGCTGTTCCTTTCTTTCAGACCACAGAGCTTACGCTTTGTGATACTTGTTGAAGCCGATGACGATCTGGGTCGGCGTGGGCGCACCACGGAACGCCGCGATCTTCTGCGCGTCCGTAGCGAAACCAGCTTCCCACACGAGCATGTCGGCGTTGAAGTGTCCACCCCGGATGACCTGGATGGTGGGGTTCTCGCGGACGCCGGAAGTGATAGCGCCTGCGGCGAGACCGATGGCCTGCACATCATTCGCCGGAGTGCCGGTGTCGAGCACCGCCGGGATGATGTTGCCGTCGCCGTCCAGGCCGACGACTTCGTAGAGGGCGATGTCCTGCGAAGCTGCAAGAGTCATGTCCTCGGTGAAGAACGCCGGGGTATCGGACAGGAGAAGGTCGCGTTGCGTGAACGCCTCGAAGGCGTCCTCTGCGCGACCGGGGTTTCCGAACGGAATGTCAGTCATGGGTTAGTCCTTTCCTCGGTCTGACGTTAGTGGGTGCGGACGCGGCCACCGGCTTTCCGGTAGTCGCCCAGGATGGAAGCGGATGCGTCCTGTGGGGCGTTCGCGCCCGCGTCTGCATCATCATCCTCTGCGCCCACGCCAGGGGTGCCCGCTTTGTTCATCGCCTCGGCGAAGTGGTTGCGCTGGCCCGCCTCGGGCTCGGGAGCCGGAGCTTCCTCGACCTTGGGGGATTTCTCCAGCGTGGCGGCGATCTGTTCGGCGCTCATCTCGGAGTTCTCCAGAAGATGACCGGCCAGCGCCTCGCGCCCGGCATAGTGCTCGGACGACATGACGGCGCTGAAACGCTTGCGCTCGGCGATCCGTGCATCGGACTCGACCTTGGCCGCGTCGATGGTGGGAGCTTCGTTTTCCTTGCTCATCGCAATTCCTCTCGGTTGGGTGGCCCCCAGGGAGGCCAGTTCGGTTCGAAAATCGCCGATGCGGTCTGCAAAGCCTACCTCAATCGACTCCTCGGCATCATAGACATCTGCCTCAGTCTCGCGAACAGCATCATCGGACATTCCTCGGTTATTTGCAACCGTGGACACGAACATGCCGTAGAACTTGTCCACGCCAGCCTGGATGCGGGCGCGGGCGGTATCCGAGAGCGGTTCGAACGGGTTACCGTCCGTCTTCCGCTCACCGGCCTTGATGAAATTGACCTCCACGCCGAAGTTCGACAGGGCCTTGCCGAAGTTGACGTGCATGACGACGACGCCGACGGAGCCGGTGGACCCGGATCGTGTCGAAACGATTTCGTCTGCTGCGGTCGCGATGGAGTAGCCGCCCGAGAGCGCCTTGTCTTCCACCATCGCCTTGATGGGTTTCTCGCCCCGACGGGAGACCATGTGCTCGACCAGTTCGAAGTTCCCTGCGGCCTGGCCGCCAGGGGAGTCGATGTGGAGCACGATGGACTCGACCTCGGGATCGTCCATGCCGCGATTGAACGCGCGCTGGATGTATTCGTAGCCCGTGGCCGTGCTGCCCATCTGGAAAGAGAACCGATGGATCAGGGTGCCCATGACGGGGATGATGAGCGTCCCGTTCTGGACGTTGTAGGGCCGCCGGGAGGCACGGTATCCGTCGCCGTCCCAGAAGTCCTCGTCGCTCTCCATCGAACTGACGTGGGCCGTAAGCTCGGCGAAGTGTTCGTTCGAGGCAAGCTCCTGGAGGTTCGCGACCACCTGGGCCACCTGGGTCTCGGCCACCAGAACGGGACCGTCCAGGATGCGCCGGATGAAGGGTTCTGCCGTGATGGACGGCATCTCGATCTTGGGGAGGGTCATGTGTCGCGTTTCCTTTCCTCGGCTGCGCTTTCATCCACATCGCCGTCGCCAGCTTCGCGGATGTCACCCGAGGCGGCGTTGATCGCGTTGGCTTCCTCCGGCATGATGTCCAGGTCTTCCATCTCTTTCTGTTCGCGGGCGATCTGACGGAAGATCGGGCGGTAGTCCTCGCCCATGCGAGCGATCTCTTGCTCGTGGGTGGACAGGCGGCTCTTGATCCGAAGGATCGCGGCCTGGGTTTCCTTGAGTTCGTCAATCTGGCCGCGACCGGCACCGATCCACTGAGCGTTCGTGAACGCCTCCATGTTCAGCCCCTCATACATATTCGGGACGGATCGGGCGTTCATGGTCTCGATGTGGCCGCTGTTGACGGCTTCCTCGAACCACAGACGGAAGATCGTGCTCGCGAAGCGATCCGCGACCATCTTCTTCCGGCCCTGCATGAACTTCCAGGTCTCGGTCATGCCCGCGCGAGCGGACGAATAGTTCGTCTCCGAGTAGTCGCGGGAAAGCTGTTCGTAGCTCACGCCCAGGTCAGCCGCCAGATAGCGGAGAAGAGACGCCTCGAACTCGCCGCCGACACCGCCGGGGTTCCCCATCGGCATCATATTGAGCTTGGTGCCGGGCATGAGATGCGGAATCTTCACGCCATCGACTTGCATGTTGCGGGCGTTCTTGCCGTAGGTCGCCACGGCTCCGAGGAACTGCTGGGCGTAGTTGATGATGCTGGAGCCCACGTCGCCGCCGCCCAGGCTCTCGAACGCCTGGGCCGAAGGTAGCTCGGACTCGATGGCCGCCGCGAAGCTCGCGTTGACCACGGCGTTCTGGAGCGTGATGTCCCGAAACCGTTTCGTGATCCGCATTTCCTTGAGCGCCGCTGACATCTGGGTCATGCCGCGCGTCTGGGACGGGCGGTCTTGCTCCAGGATGTGAATGACCTGGGGGCGACCCAGGCCGTTGCGGGCGCGGATGTAGGACCACCGAACGCTCTTGTTCCATTCGTAGATGCCGCCTGGGCTGGCCTGGCGGATGTAGTAGCCGAGGGGTGCCCCGCTGGCCGACATACGAACACCGCCGCGTGTCCGCTCCATGTCGTAACCCATATCCCCAGGGTTCGACAGGCGGTCGAGCGCGACCATCTGGATCGCAGTTCGGTAGGCGCGGTCTGACTCTCGCATCCACTCAGCCGTTGCCAGGACCTCGCCTCCCATGAGGTAAGTCCCGACGGCGAGCCGGACCATCGAAGTCAGGTTGTTGCGCCTGGAGGCATCCACCCAATTATTGAGGCTTTCCGCCCAATTCGTGAATTTCTCTTCGACCTCGGTCGCGAACTCATCTTCCCAGGTGTCATCGAGACCCAGGACGCGGATGCGCGGCTTCGAGTTCAAGCGATACTGCGCGCCGACGATGTTGTCCTTGTGAAGCTGGACACCGGCCATCGCGAAGGCATCATTGCGGATGATGTCGTGCGCGCGGGCATCGACGTATTGCTTATCCGGGATGATGTCGGCATCGACAGACTGGACCGAGGGTGCCCACGAAGCAAGCGAACGGTCGTAGGCGTCCGCCGCTTCGTGAGCCCCTAGCACCTGGGGGGTCGGACGCTGGGAGGGGGAATCCAGCCCCAGGAGGTAGGCCGCTTCCTTGTCAGGGTCGGAGAAGGTCGCCATTAGAACACCGCCCGAAGAGGCCCATTCGACCCGAGGGTCTGTCCGGCGATCTCCTGTTTGAGTTCCTGGACGTAGGCGCGGAGCTTGCCGACGTTGGCTGCGGTGTATTCGATCCGCTCACCATTCTGGTCCACGACGACGCGAGCCGAGGTTCCGGTGAGAAGCTGGTGGAGGGCGTCTTCGGCTTCGACAAGCCGTTCCGCTGCTGTCAGTGAGGGCATCGCATCATCCTAATTCTTCGGCCAAGGCACCTAGATCATAAGCGGGATCGGCCTTCTTGGCAAACGGTTCCTGATCCGTCTTCGGATTGAAGACCAGATCGTTTATGTCCCACTCGGACGCCCAGGTGGGAGGATCACTCCAGTCGATCCTTTCGATGCCGACATGGCGGCGCTCGATCAAGAGAGCCTGGGCCATGACCAGAAGGTCCCAGGACTCGTTTCGGAAGGACTTCGGGTTTTCCCAGACGCCCTTGTGGTTCTTCACTTCGACACAGAGTTCCTTGTAGAAGTTGATGTCCAGCCAATCGGGGAAGTTGATCTGCCCGGCCATAGGCTTGTCGCGGTCGAGCATGGCGTCGATCTGGTTCTTGATCGGCGTCACGTTGACCAGCATCACCGGAATCTCCCCGCGCGCCCCAGCCATCCGATCCTTCCGACCAGAATCGGGATAGTCGATCTTCGTCCTGGGGGCGGTCGGGCTGGAGGCCCCCTTGTAGAGAGCGAAGCGTCCGTGGAGCCCCGGCACCCAGAGCTTGTTCCAATGGGCGTAGTCCGGTTCGTCTTCATTCGGGCCGTTCTTCAACCAGCGCCAGAACTCATAGGCGTTCGCGGTCGCTTCGTTCATGCCGCCCGAGTCCGAGATCACCGATTTGATCCGCATCTCGCGTCCCGAGCCATCGGCCAGAGGGTAGGTCTTGAGGATGACTTGCTCCATGAGCACGCGCCAATCCTCGCGATAGGTGAACGGCTTGACGTAGTGGACCTGGCCCGCGCGGTTCTCATCCTCGCGCCGGGAATACCGGATGTCGAAGCGATCCACGATCCAGAGATCGCCGCCCTGACCGACGCCGTGGACCTGGACCACGAAACGGTTCTTCTGCACGTCCACGGACGCCACCAGGAAGCGGACCCCCATCGGCACTTCCTTGTGGCCGAGGGGCTTCGAGCGATCCCGAAGCATCTCGGGGATGCGGTCGCTCTCCATCGCGGCTGGGAGGTATGCGCGGCCCTGGTGGACGTTCACCGTGGTCTTCAAGTCGGTCTCGGACCCGGAGCGGTCGAACTCGCGCTTGGCGCGGATGTAGTTCTCGACCAGACTGTTCCAGTCTCGGAAGGTGGCGGCCACCCCCTTCAACCAGTAGCTCGCGATCTCGGATTCGAAGGGCTCCCCCACGATCTCCCCGCTCTGGTTCATCTTCTGGCCGTCGCGCAACCAGAAACCGTTCTGGTTCATCTGGTGTTTGCCGGGCTTCCCGTCGGTCGGATCGTGGTGGTAGTAGCTCCCGCAATGGGGGCATACCAGGCGGTTCGTGCGCGCCGCGATCCTGGGGTCTTCGTGCTCATCCCACTCCAGGAGAGGGAAGTCGGGCTCGAAGGCCATGTGGCAGTCCACGCATATCCACATCCACCGACGGCGGTCGCCACGGTTGTAGAGGGAGATGATCCCCAGGCCGTCGGTCGGCGGGGCTTCGTGGGGCGTGCTGGGGCTCCACCGAGGATCGCTGATCGGGAAGGATGGCGAGGACTCGGCCACGGCCATCCCGTAGCGCCGGAACGTGGTGGCACGAGCGGAGGCCAGATCGAATGGCGTGCCCTCGCCGCCGACATCTTGCTCCATGCGGTCGTAGTCCGTCAGGAAGAGCCTGGGGATCGGCTTGCCCGACAGTTCGTTCACCGTGGGCCAGGAGAGGGTTATCATCGAGCCGGAACGATACCGCTTGTCGAAGGTGTTGTCGAAGTTCTTGCCCTGGAGAAGCCTGGAATGGGTCTCCGGCGTGTCCCGGTGAAGTCGGTCGATCCGTCGCTTGGAGAAGTCCGCCGCGCGGCCCTGAGACGCCTCGATCAGCATCATGTCCGCCGGGTCACAGATCACCGAGTAGGTGTGCCAGTTGAGGTAGATTTCCGTCTTGCCGCACTGAGCCGGGCCGACGAAGACCATGCCGGTGTGCTTCACGCTGGTCAGGATGTCCATCGGCTCCACCAGGTAGGGAACCATTTCGTTCTTCCAGGGGCCGACGTATGCGCCCTTGTTGTTCAAGCGCCGGTATTTCTCGGCGGCCATCGAAACCGTCAGGCGCTCGGGCGGGCGCACGGCATCTGCCGAGGCCAGGACGATTTCTTCCAGGGTCTTGAAGGGTGCGCTCACGTCAGATCAAGCCTTTTTCTTTGGCGATAGACTCTCGGAGCGTGATGATCGTCACGTCACCGGGTTCCGCGTCTTCATCGTATTCCACGAACTGTTTCGGCACCCAGACCGCGTTGTCGTCTTCGCCGTCATCCGACACCTTGATCGCTTTGGCAGTCACCCAATGCAGATGCACACGCAAGTCGATAATGTTCGATCTCATAGCAGGTCCTCCCCTTCATCCTCGATCTCTTCGGGCTCATCCTCCAGGTTGGCGATGGAGGACCTGGTGCTCTTCTCCTGCGCCATCTCCTGGAGCTTCCGGTATATCTCATCCTGGAGCGTGTCTCCCATGCTCACCAGGAGTTCCCGCTGTTCGTCGTCCAGACCGACAGTCCGCTCCACGGTGTCCGGCCATAGCTGGACCGTAGACTTGATGGTCGCGAAGACCTCGGACAGCACCGCGATCACGTCCTCCGTGTGCCAGAGATCGCCCGCCTGGGCCTCCCACTTCTGGCGCTTGAGCTTGGCGTCCCAGATTTCCTTCTGGAGAAGCGGGGGCAGATCGCCCGCCCGCATCCGCTTCATGTATTTCTCGATGTCGATCTTCGGATCGACCAGGTAGGGCGCGGCGTCCTTGACCCGATAGCGGTTGCTCTTGCCGTGGACGGACTCAGGAGTGCAATCGGCCAGACGCATCCGAACGGATTCGGTCGTCATGCCGAAGACCTGGGCCAGCCAATAGACGGTCACGCCCTGGAGCGCGCCTGTCAGCTTGGTCTCGACCTTGGGTTCCGGTTCCGGCTTGGGCTTCGGCTTCGGCGGACGGCCTCTCCGTGGCCTGCTGGCCTGGAGTTGCGCGTGCGGGTCCGGCTTGGTCTCGCCCAGAAGGTCTTCATCTTCGCTCATGCCGCGATCCCCAGGTCATTTCTTATGCGTTCCATGTTGACGCGGACATACTCTACGATCTGGTCCTGGGTGGCGGCCTTGTTCTCCAAGGTCTGCGCCACCCAATGGTCGTGAGTGTCCCTCGCGAGGATGCGATATAGTCGGACGAACTCCCCCTTTTGACCTCTTCGGTGTAGCCGCTTATTAAACTGCTGGTATAGTTCCAGGCTCCAGTTGAGTCCATACCAGACGGCGATGTTCGAGCCGTGCTGGAAGTTGAGTCCATGCCCCGCCGAAGCTGGGTGGAGGATCATGGCGCGGAGCTTGCCTTGGTTCCATTCCTTGAGGTCGTTCGGCGTCTCGCCGTAGACACGGACCCAGGGGTAGCGTTTCTTGATCGCGTGGACATCGAACTTGAAGGTGTAGGCGATCAGCACGGGAGCGCCCTCGGCCTCCTGGAAGATCGAGCCTAGCTCATCGAGCTTACGGTTGTGAATGTGCTTCGCCACGGGGGGCGTCGTGGGCGTCCAGTCAGGATCGTCCTGGTCAGCCTCCGAGTAGATCGAACCGTTCGCGAACTGGAGTAGCTTGTTCGCCAGGACGCCGTTGTTCACGGCCTCCACGTCGTATTCGTCCAGGGCCAGAGTCCGCTGGAACCGGCGATACATATCCATGTGCCGGGGCTCCAGGTGGACATAGCGATCCCTGACCTCCAAAGGCGGAAGTTCCAGGTAGTCTTCCTCCCGGAGCACATACATCACGTCCTTGAGCGCGGACATGATCTGTTCCTCCGAGTGGTCGAAGGGCTCCCAGGTCTTGCGATACTGGTCATGCCGGAACCAGCGATTGCGGAAGGCCGTCAGAGAGGTCCCCAGACGCTCGCCGTAGTCCAGGATGTATCCCGGCCCCCAGAGGTCGATCAAACCGTTCGATGAAGGCGTCCCAGACAGTTCCCAGACCCTCGGGATCATGCGGCGCACCTGGGCCGTGTAGCCGAACTCAGACCGGCTCCTGGGCTTGACGGTGCCGTCCTTGCGAGGCTTCCCCTTCTTCGTCTTCTTATCGCCGCCCTTGAGCCTGGAGGCTTCGTCGTAGATCATAATGTCGAACTGACGAAACCACCGCGCGCCCTTGAGTTCGTAGAGCCATTTGATGTTCTCGCGGTTGACGATGTAGAGATCGGCTTCGTGCTCAAGAGCCGCCAAGCGCGTGTCTTCGTCCCCAACAATGACCGAGTAGTGCAATTCGCGAGCGAAGTCCCACACCATAATTTCGTCGGGCCAGGTATCCTTTGCCACGTTCAAGGGAGCGATAATCAGGCCCTTTTTGAACTCGCCGGTCTTCCATTTCTCGTAGAAAGCGTGGAGCGCGGTCCCCGTCTTCCCGGAGCCCATGAAGGCCCCCAGGAGGACGGCATCGTGCTCTTGCATGAGCTTGCTCATCCATTGCTGATACTCATCGAAGTCCTCGTAGGTAAGGGTTCGGTCGAAGCCTTCGACCAGGCCGTAGGCTTCCGGCTGGAGGTAGAGTCTGGTATCCCCTTTAGGCACGCTTCACCCCCAGAATCTCCAGGGCGTCATCCACGTTATCGCAAGCGTGGACATCGCCGTAGGCGTCCCGGAGGCGATGCCACTCGCGCGACTGCTGCCCCTCCAGGGTCTCGCCTGGTTTCTTGAACTCGATCAGAACGAAGCGGCCAAAGCCGACGTAAGCCTTGTCCGGCGCACCACGGCGACCCTGCCAGGAAACCTTCCTGACCAGCCATCCCGCACGCCTGGCAAGCTCATCTGTTGTGGCCTCGACCGCTTCTTCCGACATTAGTGGACGCGAACCTCCATCATCACCTGATCGTCGTCCCCCTCGATCTCATCGTCGCCGTCCTCGGCTTCGTGGGCCTCCAGGACCCCCATGATGTCGGCCCAGAACTCGTGGGCGTCCATCGGAGCCTCGATCTCCATGACGCGGACATCGACAGGCTCCACGATCTCGAAGTCGGTGAAGAACTCATCGACCGTGAAGGTGTGGTTGCTTCCGCACTCGCACGCGAACTCGATCACCGGAACCAGGTCGAGCTTGTCGTCTGCGGCCACTCCCGTCTTGACGATCTCCACGACGGCTTCGGTTTCCAGGTGACGGGCGAATTTTCCTGAGAGGGACATGGTTTTCTCCTACTGTTCCCGGCCTTGTCGGCCTACTCGATGTGAGCACGAGTAGACACGAAGTTCAATCCTTGACGAACCATTTCGAGATATGGCCTGCCGCTTTGACTGGCATCGACTCGCCCCACTTGGGCAGATCGGTCATACAATCCACCAGGAGCTTGAGCTTGTCTTCCGCCTCTTCCTCTCGCACCAGACCGACGATCTGATCGTGGATGTGCATGACGATGGGGATGCCCTCGCGGTTGGCGTTGACGATCCCGCGCGCCAGGAGATCGCGAGCGATGGCCTGGTCGGCGTTCTCCGTCAGCTTCCCAGGGTGAGTCGAGATGCGGACCCACTGGTTCTTGTCGTTCAAGCCCAGGTAGGTGAGGGTCGGCTTCATCTCCCCCCAGGGGGCCATGACATCCTCGATCCGGGGCTTGTAGTAGTGAAGGCACCGGCCCGAGGGGAGGCGCATCCGCAAGAACGATCCCTTGATGTGGAACGACACCGGGCCGCACGAGACCTCTTGCTTCGTGTTCATGCACTTGAAGGCCGCGCGCTGGAGATCATACCAGAAGCTCACCGCGTCCTTGAAGGTGTCGCGCCAGACGCGGACGGACATGGAGGATTCTTCCTGGGTGAGCTTGACGCCCATGTTCCAGGCGTAGCCCAGGAGGCCGGTGGCCTCGATCTCGCCTGTCTTGTGGTTCTCGAACTGTTTTCCCTCGCCGAGCATGTAGCCGCAACCGAGAACCCCCGGCTTCGCGACCGTCCGCTTCGTCTTGTCCTTGAGGACCTTGTATTCGTGAAACAGTTCCTTGTAGGGGATGCCGTAGAGGTAGGTCGCGAAGTCCACATACGGATCGCGGCCATTCTCGAAGACGGAGAGAATCTTGCGGTCGCCGGACAGGAAGCCCAGGACCACGTTCTCGATGGCCGAGAGGTCGGCGTCGATGAAGACGTAGCCCTCGGGGGCCTGCACAACCGTCCGCACCGCGCCGGACATGGCGTCGATGGGACGGTCGAACATCATCTCCACGCCGTCCGCATCGAGACCCTGGAGCCATTGCGCGGCGTCTACCTGGGTGCCGCCGATTACCTCATCGAAGCCGCTATCAAGCTCCCGCCAGTCCAGGCCGTCGAGCCCAGGAACCGGCTTCGCGAGGTTCTGCGGCTGGAAGATGCGCCCGCCCCAGCGCCAGGTGCGACCGGCGGCACAGAACTGAAAACAGTTTCGGAGGCGGCCATCGTGATCGGTGTGCGTCCAGACGGCATCGAACTTCTTCACCGAGGTCCGAGAGACCTCCGACCGAAGGTCCAGCATCTCGTGGAGGTCCTTGACTTCCTCCGGGTGCGCCATGCCTCCGGTGACATCATCGTCAATGATTTCCTTGGCGCGCTTGACGTGCCCCGCCTTGAGATCATCGAACCGATAGCCGTTCTCCTGGAGCCATCCGAGTAGCTGGCCGTTGGCGTTCGGGTTGTCGAGCCCCGAGATTTCCTTCATCCGCTTGAGCCGCCGCTGCACAAGCTCATCGCGGACTTCGATGATGTTCTCGCACATCTCCATGTTCACGGGGATGCCACGTTCATTGATCTCCTGGTCGATGCACCAGAGGTCCCATTCCTCCTGGGGCAGATCATACTTGCGAAGGATGCGGTAAATCTTGCGCTCAGAGCGCACGTCCCAGACGTTGTATTCCAGGTATTCCTTCCAGAGCGCGGGCTTCTGCCACCAATGCACGCGCCGCCGGGGCATCGTCTTCGTGGCGGGGCGCATCTTGGAGAACCAGTTGATGAGCCGGTGCCCGTCTTTCTTGAGATACTTTTCGTCCAGGTTCAACGCTTCGCCGCACTTGAGAAGCGCGCCTGGGAAGGACGCGGCCAGGGCCATGACCATAGGATCGCGCCATTGCTCCAGGGGGATGTCCAGCCCGTAGCAATACTTCCAGAGATACCGTTCGAACTGCGCGTTCCAGGCGTATTTCTTGATCTCGGGATCGAGAAGCGCGTCCTCCAGTTCGGCGGGCATAGGATCGCCCTCCGCTGGCACCCATTGCTTCACCGGCCCGTCGTCCAGGGCGAACCCTGTCATAAGGATTTCGGTGGATGGGTCGCGCGAATAAAGGGACAGGCCCGCCTTCTTTAGATCGACCTCCGAGAACGTCTCGTGGTCGTGGTGAAGGCGTGTGGGCTTGGGGGTCAGGATGTGCATGATGACAGTGGGGGCCGGTCTCCCGGCCCCCGCCCTTTTCAGAGCATGTCGTCGTCGTCATCGCCACCAGCGTCGTCGTCGCCGATGTCGTCCTCATCGTCGGTGAGGTCTTCGAAGTCGTCATCGCTGACGCCAGGCGCACCGAACGCTTCGCCGTCACGGACGAACTGCACGGCCTCCAGCGATCCGTAGACCGCGTGGGGGACGGCGTTGCCGTTCTTGGTTCCCGCCGGTTGATACCAGAGCGTCACGATTGCGTTGACGTAGCACCCCGAGTAGACGATGCCGTCCGCCTCGGCCAGATCGCGCTTGTCGCGCCCCTTGACCACGGGCTTGCGCGAATTGTTCGCCGAGACATACCACTGACCGGCATAGCCGTCGTAGTTCTCTTCGTCGCCATCCTTCACGCAGTAGTTGTTCGCCCGAATCTTGAGTTCCTTGGCCTTTTCCTCGCCGAGCTTCTTCCCGATGGCGTCGATCTTCGCGGCCTTGAGGGCCTTCATAATCGGCATCGACTTCCCCTTGTAGGAGGCCATGAGGTCTCCGTCCTTGGGGATCAGGAAGTTCGCCGAGAACTTCGGATCGGACTCGGAGCCGTCTTCACGCTTGAGCGTCTTCGGCTTCCAGATGTCCGCGAACGACAGCCGGACACCCTTGAGAGTGACGCGGCCCAGGACTTCTTTCTTCTTTTCGTCAGCCATGATCGTGTTCCTTCATAGTAGATCATCGTTTGCATCGAGGTCATCGAACTCATCGGTGACCGATTTGATCTCGGCCCTGGAGTCTTCCTCCGGGACCAGGATCGGAGCCGGGGTGCCCTTGTCTACGAACCGTTCGAGAACGGTCGCATACTCGGCTTTCCCTAGCGCCTTCTCAGCCTGGGTAGGCGTGAGAAGCTGGGGTTCGTGGTAGGCGTCGGGTCCGAGCACCTTCACGAGCGTCTGTTCGGCCTTGTGGACGTGGTTCTCTTTCCACTTCCTGGCCGGGCTCCGTCCCTCCACCATCTTCATCCAGGGGACAGGGCGTCCCACGCTGGCGTCATGGTAGGCGGACTTGTGGAGCCCGTCGAGCCATCTATTGAGCATCGGACGCATCTTGAGAAGCATCGTCCGGCGCTCCGGCGTTATCTCTTCTGGAAGCTCCGGGGCTTCCTCCTGGTCAAGCTCATCGAACTCGATCCCGATCATCTCCAGGTGCCACTTGGCATGGGCTCCGCATGTATCGCGGGCGCGGCACCACTTGCACTGGTCTACGCCTGGGTTGAACGGCGCATCTGGGCTTTGGGACAGAACGGCCTGACGGCGGGTATATCGCCCGAACTCAAGGAGCCGTTCCATAGTAGTTGCCCAAGAACCGCCCGCTCCAGGGACGCGAGGTTGCTCGATAATAAGGGTGACCTTGATGTCGCTGGAGTCGTGGTCGAACCGTTCGGCGCATAGGGTGTTCCAAGCCCCGAGAGCGTAGCCGGAAAGCTGATAGTTTTCCTGGGCATAGACAGGTTCCTTCCCATACTTCCAGTCGAACACGATAATCTCGCGCTTCTCGACATTGATGAGCGTCACATCGGCGGTGCCGAACTGCCCAGGGAGCGTGTAGGGGGAGATGTCCACGCGGGTCTCCACGAAAAGCTCCCACCCAGGCTGGGCGGCCATGTTCCGAACGTAGTCCAGGCCGTCGCGGGCGCGGTCGGCCATCTCTTCGTCGTATTCGATCCAGAAGCCATCGACGGCCAGGCCGCGCCCGCCGCCGATGCAATCCTCCGGGTCGAGACCGAGGTCGAGACAGTCCGCCACAAGCTCGTGGAAGACGGTCCCTTCGGCGGCCTCATAGCGGGTGTGATCCGGTTTCCCGGCGGACGCTCTCACGCTCGCCGGGCACCGGACCCACCGCGTCCAGGAGGACGGGCCGAGGCTGCTATGTTCCTCGGGCGTCCCCATTACAGAACGTCGTCGCCTTCGTCTTCGCCGCCGTCTTCGTCGCCCATGAAGTCGAAGCGGACTTCCTCGGCGGCGTCGATGCCACCGTCATTGTAGGCGTCCACGAGCATCTTGCCGTATTCCATCGCCTTCGCGCGATGCTCTTCCGGGATTTCGGTGATCTTGGGGGCACCGAACTCATCCAGGATCGGACGGATGGTGTCATTGAGGCGCGATTTCTCGGCCTTGTCAGTCGCGCCCGTCAGGTAGGGGCCGAACAGTTTCTTGAGGTCGTCTTCCGTCGGAGCCTTCTTCGCGGCGGGCTTGCTCGCGGGCTTGCCTGCGGGCTTGGAGGCCGGTTTGTCGGCGGCCTTGGTTCCGCCAGACGCGGCGGCGGGTTTCGCGCCAGAAGTCAACGCTGCCAGGACCTTCTCCTGGACTGCGGTGTTCTCGGCGACGGCGGACGTGAGGTCTGCCAGGGCTTTCTCGATGCTCATTGCTTTCTCCATGAGTTGCGATCAGGGTTGTCGATGACGACAGAGGGCAATATGGACACGCCTTTGCCTCTTGTCAACACCGCTTTGATACATTATGTTCGCCTTTATCGCAATCCCACCCACTGGAGAACCACGATGTCAGACATGATGAAAAGTCGCCTCGCGAACTTGGGGCCGCTGCACGACCTACTGATCGAGGCGTGCCCCACGACGAAGGATGAGCCGATGAAGAGCATCGCTCGCCTCGCACGCGCAATCGACTATACGCCCCAGGCGCTCTATAAGGCCATTTCTCGGAACCGGGTGTCCCCGGCACTCGCCTCGAAGATCGTGGAAGTGGCCGACGACGGTTCCGTTTCGCTGGAGGATTTCCACCCTTACGTCTACGTTTAATCTCTGCTGGAGGCGCGACATCATGGCAGAGAATTACTCGAATACGACGATTCGCGTGTCTTTGGGCAAACCTGGAAACCTGGGCAAGTCCCAGAACGTGGTCATCTCCTGGCACCAGCTATTTCAGAAGTATCTGAAAAAGCCATCCCAGACTCGCGAGCGGCACGCTCAGTATCAGAAGGCGTCGATCAAAGAGAAGAACAGGCTCAAGGGGATCGGTGGGTGGTTCCTTGGAGCGCACGTCGAAGACGGCAAGCGCAAAGCCGAGAATGTTCACTCTCGCGACATCATCACCCTCGACCTGGATAACCTCTCGGTCGAGGAATACGAGAGCATCGTCAAGCACAAGAACCATTGGGTGAACCAGTTCGAGATGATGGTTCACACCACGCGCTCGCACACCCCGGAAGAGCCCAGACTCCGTCTGATCTTCCTGGTTGATGGTGAGGTCGAGGTCGAGCAATACGAAGCCCTCACGCGGATCATGGCGCACCACGTCGATGACCGCATGGAGACCGTCGATCCGGTCTCATTCCGCATCGCCCAGATGATGTATCTGCCGACGATCTCGGCGGATCAGGAATACAAGGCCGGGAAGAACCCTGGCCGCCTGGTCGATCCCATCGAGATTCTGGAGTCCTGGCCGCACGACTGGCGGAACATGAGCCTGCTGCCCCGCGCCGAGCGCGAAGAGGCCGCTCGTGAGCGTCAGATGAAGGCCGAGAACCCGCTGGAGAAGCAAGGCGTCATCGGTGCCTTCTGCAACGCCTACTCCATCGAAGACGTGATCTCCGAGTTCCTGTCCGACGCCTATGGCGACCCTGACCCGAACTCCACCGATCTCCGCTACACCTACCTCGGCGGCCACTCGCAATACGGCGCGGTCGTCTATGGCGAGGGCGGCGGACTCTTCATGTATTCCTGGCACGGGACAGACCCGGCCTGCGAACAGCTATGCAACGCCTGGGACCTGGTGCGGCTCCACAAGTTCGGGATGAAGGACGAAGACGTGGAGTCCGGCACCCACATCGAGTCTCTCCCCTCTCAGAAAGAGATGAAGAAGTGGGCCTCGAAGCTGCCCCAGGTGAACGCCCAGCTTGCCGCCCAGCGCATCGACCTCGAAGCTCACTTCGATGACCTCGATGACCTCGGCGTCGATGAGGTTGCGGTCGAGGTCGATGAGTCCGAGCCCGATGAGTTCGAGAGTGAGAAGGACGAAGAGACGCGGGCGCTCCTGGGCCTTGAGCCTCTGGACAAGCGCAAGCTCGGCCTGCCGGACTACCCCGGCCAGTCGAAGGCGATCCCGCGCGACAAGAACTGGACCCAGAAGCTAGAAGCGACTCTCCAGGGCGAGATCAAGCCGACCGTGGCGAACCTGGTGAAGATTCTGATCCATGACCCTCGCACGCGCGGCCTCATGGCCGTCAACAAGTTCACGGGCGAGATCGTGGTGACCAGGACCTTCCGGTGCCAGATGAAAGAGATCAAGACCGTGAAGCTGGTGGACAACGTGAACGGCGATCTCTGGTCCGACTACCACGACGCCGCGATCAAGGCGCTCCTGTCCTCGCCGAACGGCCAGGGGAACTACGGATACGGCATGTCCGTGCCGCAACAGACGCTCTCAGAGGCCGTGCGCCTGGCGGCGGAACAGTTCTCGTTCCACCCCGTCATCGAGCACCTGGTCAACCTCCCTGAGTGGGACGGAGAGACGCGCCTGGAGCGCATGTGGATCGACTACATGAACACGCCGGACACCGCCTACTACCGCGAGACGGCGAAGCTGACGATCCTGGGAGCCATCGGGCGCTTGTTCGCTCCAGGCATCGCGTTCGACTATGTGCCGATCCTGATCTCGAAAGAGGATCGCCGGAAGTCCACCTTCGTCCGTCACCTGGGCTTCGGCCATTGGGGCGGCGAACTGACCGCCGACTTCCACAATCAACAGCTTGCCGCCGAACAGATGATGGGGAAGCTCTTCCTGGAGATGGCCGAGATCACGAACATGAAGCGTTCGGACGCTCAGTCCCAGAAGGCGTTCGTCTCCAGGGTCGAAGACAAGGTGCGCCTGGCCTATGACCGGCGCGCGGTGAACTTCCGCCGCCAGAACATCTTCATCGGCACCACGAACGAATACGAGTTCCTGCGCGACGATCAGAACCGGCGCTTCTGGCCGATCTTTATGAACGTCGAGTTCATCGACACCGACCGCTTCCTGGAGAACCGCGACCAGATATGGGCCGAGGCGATGGCCGTCTACAAGGCCATGCTCGCGGACGCTGGTGGCGACCCTCACCGGATATTCTTCCGGCTGGGTAAACAGGCGACGAAGCAAGCTCGGACGCTCCAGGATCGCGTGCGTGTCCAGTCGGGCGACGACGACGAGATCGCGGCCATCGAAGACTACCTGGACCGCGTGGTGCCGCTCTCCGAGGTCATGGACCCCAAGGGCGCTGGTGCGGACTTCGAGTCCGAGGATGCGGAACCGATGGTCGTAAGGAACGCCGTGTGCGTCGATCAGTTGATCGAGCAAGCCCTGGGCGAAGACATCCCCGCGAACCAGCACGCCGCGCAATCCAGGAAGACCGTGATCGGGAACCGGATGACGAAGATCGAGGGTTGGGTGCGATACGCCGAGCTTTCGGAGAGCTTCGGTCGGAACTCGACCATGATGACGATCCCAGGCTACGGTCGGAAGAAGGTCTACGTCCGTGAAGACGCCACGGAAGAGGACCTAAAGCGCCTCTACACCGTGGTTGAAGCCCCGGCTCTGGAAGACGACGAAGACAGCTTGCTCTGATCGGGGGGGGAGGCTCTTGCCTCACGGAATCTGACTCCGAAGCTCTGAAACGGTTGACAGCCCTCGCCTCCAAGGCGGGGGTTTTCGCTTTCTGGGGGTATCGGGGGGTATCACGCGCTAAGTGCCTTGTTTTTATGGTGTTTTCGTGTCGTTGGTGGTGGGGGTGATACCCCTGATACCCCCTCCCTTAATAGCACCTATGTAAGAATCACTGAATCTGCGGAATCGGATTACAGGACTCAACCGATTCCCCAGATTCCGGCTTTTTCGATTTTCCCTGCATATAAGCTCTAAAGGGGTCCAGGGGGTATCATCTACAGGTCAAAGCCTTGAAAACAAGGGATAATCTGGTGATACCCCCTGGTGATACCCCCTGTGATACCCCCCTGCAAAGGGGTATCACCCCCTGTTTGGCCCATGTCGTCCGGTCCTGGAGCCCGAAACCGTTCGTGAAATTGGTCCCGGCGAACATATACCCCCTTGAGACCGAAACCGTTCGATGATGCACTTTCTCTGCAATATCAGGGGCTTAGGGGTTCCGAAACCGTTCGAAACCGTTCGTGCGCTGCATGAAACCATGCGTTGACACCTGCAAACCGCTCTGGAGATTCTAGAAATTGTGCCGAACACCGGGGCTCCGCG